CCGGACGGTCGGGTGTATTTCTGGGGCAAAGATGCCGTCCAGATCACGTCCCCCGACAAGGCGGGCCTCGACTGGCTTCCCGGAGATTCCGGGAACGTCCTGTCGCGGGTCCAGGGCAAGGACGAGTACGCCGCGAACCTGCGGTGGTACTACAACATGACGGCCAGGAAACCCCGGAACATCGGCGTCCTTCGGTACGTCAAGCACGCGAGTGCTTAAGGAGATTGCCATGCTTGAATCAGCGGATCAAATCGTCAATAAGCTCAAGGTCGGCAGCCTCATCAGCAAGGTTCTTCTCAGCGCGGTCGATGCGGAGAGCATCGCGCCCGAGGGTTACTCCGTCGTCAATCTCACCCAGGCCGGGGCCGCGGAAACGCGCGGCCTAGCCAACGGGACCGAGGGACAGCGGCTTGTTATCGTCAACACGGCCTACGCCGCCGACACAGTCATCACCCCCACGGCGCTTGCCAACGCGACGGCCATCACCTTCAATGCCGTAGGCGATGCCTGGGAAGGCATCTTCCTGAGCGGCGAGTGGTGGACGATCAACCTCTACGGGACCGCCGCCATCGCCTAAGTCCAAAGGCACATAGAATGGACAAACGGGGCGGATCGGATATCCTAAAGGCCGACCGCCCCTTTTTCTCTCGCGCTACATAGGAGTGCGCATAAAATGAGTATTCTCAAAGGTAACTTCAGCAGCGGTTTCCTCTTGTCTTCACAGCGCGTCAAGCTGAACGTCGCCATGAAGGGCAAGAACACGGACAGCGTCCTTTGGCTCTACGGAGAGCCCGCCAATGGCCAAGTTGCTGGCGGGGCCGATGGGTGCGAGCTCGCCCAGGGCGTCCTGAAATGCGAGTTCTATCGCCTTTCCGGCCAGCAGTTCCTCACCGCAGACGCGTCCAACGCGGACTTCGACTGGGGCGGGGCCTACGACGTGGCCGCCCGGATCAGCGTCGGAAACTATGCGGCCAACACGTCGTCCTACGGCGGCATCCAGGCGCTTCGGGTCTATTGTCGCCAATACTCCGGCGGGTCGATCGCCAACATGCTTGGCGCGGAGATCTCCGTCGATGAGCGCGGCACGGGCAGCCCGTCCTGCGCCAATATCGTCGGTTGTCTCGTCACCATGCGGGTGAACAATATCGTTTCCGGAAACGCCAACGTCCTCGTCGTCGAGGACAACTCGCAGGGGAGCCTCACGGCGACGACCTGTACGGCAACGGCCATGGTCAAGATCCGCGGGGTTCAGACCATCGCCAGCGGAGCGCGTGCCACGGCCATCCACTTCGAGGCCGCCGCGGTCTCCGGGTGGACGAATGCTTTCTCTTTCCAGACGGCGGCCGGGAAGGAGGGGTTCACCGGAGGTTTGACAACGGCGGACGTGGCAGCCACCGATGTCGGTGGGTACATCAAAGTCTACGATGTCGCTGGAGCTAGAACGCTCTACATCGCCTGTCGGGTGAACGCTCCGGCTTAACGGAATTCACGGGGGGAGGTTTTTCTCCCCCCTATCTCTAATTTTTTAGGAGGAACAGATGAAAAAGGAAAACGTGAAGAAAGAGAACGTGGCCCCCGTGGCCCCCGCGGCGCCTACGGTCATCCTGACCGTGAAGGACAGGCTCCTCTTCCAGGAGTTCTTCCCGGAGAGGGGGAATCTGGTGACGAAGATCATGGAGAAGGACATCGCCGAGAAGGTGGTCGTCGGACAGGAAGAGTCCAAGGAGATCGGCCTGACGGTTCGCCCCGGCGGTCAAGGCGTGACGTGGAAGGACGACAAGGCCAAGGATAAGGCTTTCACCTTCACGGCCGCCGAGATCATGTTCCTCAAGGACCAGGTCGAGCGCCTGGACAAGGCCAACGCCTTCACGGCTGACACAGCGCAGGTCGCAAAGAAGATCAAGGCAATGTGATGTTCAAGCCGAACGTGCCGAAGGGATTTGCTAAGGCCCTGGCAAGAATTGATAAAACTTACCGCTGTGAGGATACCGAGGACCATAACGGCTATTTCATCATCAAGGACATCGACCTGAGCATTAAGGAGAACGACGGGAAAACCCTTCCGATCATAGGCCGTGACCTCAAGACCCTTCGCGTTCGCGGCCCCATGCCGATTCTCTGGATCTCCGGATTCGATGAGCAATGGCTTGAAGTCTTGAGGGCCATGAAGCTCAAGGGCATAGAGTTGAGAATCTTCGATAACCCTCTAGCAGAACTGGCCTATTACCAGAAACTCAAGCGAGAGGCGAAGGCGAAAAAGGAAGAATTGGCCGTGGACATGGTCTCCGAAGGGCTGATGGAAGCGGATCGGCTCTCGCGGAAGAAATCATTCTCCTACGGCGGCTCATAAATCGTAACAGGAGGCTATCATGGCCAATGACATCACCACCCATCCGCGTCTCTGGTCGCTCGACACGGTCGAGGCGGTCAAGGCTGCGGGGAATAGGGTATTCGTTCGGCACGTCCATTATCAGCCGGCCGAGGTCGACAACGCCCTGGTCATATCCGAATATGGCCCGGACGGAACGACGGCCCAGAACGTGATCCGCATGAAGGCCGGCCCCGCGGTCGTTCTGCCGCTCGACCGTCACTACGATCCGCCCCTTGACCTTAACGGGCTCTACCTGAGCACCATCACGGCCGGGACGGTCTACCTGACCATCGACAAGGTCCAGCCGAAGATTACGGAATAAGGAGGTCGCCATGACCAAGGCTCTCTCGCCTGGACAGCGGGGGTTCAAGCACTCTGCCGATACGAAAAAAAAGATCAGTATCGCTTTGTCTGGCAGAAGACTATCCCCCGAACACAAAAAGAATTTGAGTGCGGCAAAAATAAAAAGCGGCGAAGCCAAAAGAGAAAACAATCCCGCATGGAAAGGTGGAAAACACCTCAATAACGGATATGTTTGTATTTTGGCAGAGGGCGATACGAGAACAGGGTTGAGCAAAACAACCAAATATAGGCACGAACATACTGTCATAGCAGAAAAAGCCCTAGGGAGAAGGCTTAGAAAGAACGAAATGGTCCATCACGTTAACGGGAAAAAGGACGACAACAGAAACTGCAACCTTCTTGTTTGTGACCATTCGTTCCACAAGTGGCTTGAAGCTAGAATGTGTCGCTTATATCAAAAGGAGCATTTCACATGACGAAAGCTCAAATATTGCAAGCAGTAAGAGACCTCGTAAATGAACAGTCCGGCGACAGCGGCGCATCATTGGACGACGCGGGAAATCTCGAGGGATTCGTTGGTGATGCAGTCGAACAGGTCGTTCTGGACCTCGTAGACACCTATCCGAACGAACTCCTGACCTACGAGGACGTGAGCATGGTCGCGGGCGTGAAAACCTACGCCCTCACGAAGGAGTTCTGGCAGATACTCAAAATCGCCAAGACCGTTGCCGGCGAGAACGAGACGGAGATGGATGTCATCGACCCGCTCTCCCATCAATACGCCGAGACGCACGACGAGACGAGCGCGAGGCCTTGCGGGGCGAACATCATCAACGGGACGCTCTACATCCACCCGACGCCATCGACGGCGATCACGGACTACATCCGAGTCTGGGGGATCCGGCCAGAAGCCACATCTATGCCCGACCCGACCGGACCGGCCTATCTTCCCCGGGTGACGCACCGCCTCATCGTCTTTTGGGCGGCCTCGCTCGTCGCGGAGACGTTCGGAGCGAAGAAAACGGCCGGAAGGTTCCTCGCCCTCTATTCGAACCGGCTCGAGAAGATCAAGTCCATGCAGAAGGGCAAATTTCAGCAAGCCCCTCGCTTTGTCCGCGAGTCCGTTGTGGAGAGAACTACGAGAGACACAAGAGAACGAGTTTTCTACGATCTTGATTGGGATGGATAACTTAGGAGATTCTTATGATCGAGAGTATTGAGGGCCTTAAATCGGTCCCTATCTCGCTGTCCGGCGGGGTCGATGAAATAAGCCCATCCGACAGTCTTGCCCCGGGCGATTGTGTCAAGATGACCAACTGGCGTCTGACCAAGGACGGGAAGAGAATCCAGAAACGCGGCGGACTCCAAGAAGAGGCCACGGCGTTCGGGGAGGACGTCTACGGCTACGCTACCTATTTCGATACGACCCCTGCGTTTTGCCAGCTCGCCGTCCTCGAGACCGAGATTCAGCGGAAGGTCGGGGGTGCGGCATGGGCGAACATCTACGACTGGCCGGCCGCGGCGACCATCGACCATACCGTCAAACCTCTCGAAATCCAGGGCAAGCAGTTCATCATCACGGAAAAGGGAAGTCGCGTCATCCTGGCAGACGGGACCATCCGGCAGATTGGGATAAGTCCTCCCCTGACCCTTCCCACGCTTGCCGCAAATTATGTGACAACAGCTCCGTTCTCGATTAACGAATTATTCCCCTACGCTAACACCGCGGCCTTAGATGCCGTGTGGACAGACGATGATTCTGGGGGCGGGGTATCGACGCAGGAGACCGCAGACCCGTATGGTGCTCCTGGGCCTGACGCCGATGCTCATTATGTGAAATTCTCTACTCCCGCAGGTGGGGGAGTCATAGCGAAGAGGTGGAGAACAGGAGCCGTCGACATCGGATCTGTTTATTCTATTAATTTCGCTACCTACTTTAAAACGCTGAACGCCTTCCATGCGTTCCTGATGTTCCACAACGGGTTTAGGGTTGCTGTCTACAATGGATCATTCCTCGTTGAACTCCACATATGTAAAGACGGAATCTTTCTTACGGGGAATAACGATATCCCACGAAGAATATCTACTGACGTAACTCCTCTCGAAAAATGGATTACCTGGAATGTTTCTGTCGATGGCTCCGATCATCAGAAAATTATAGTCACCGTTTACAGGACGGTTGACGGAACTCCCACTTCGGTAACGATACCCAACCACTATCATCCGGACACCAATTTTCCCAATGACGTTTTTTTGGAGTTGGCGAACAGGATCGCTACCGATGCTCAAGAAGCGTGGGTCGATTTCATCAAGGTTGTTCCCGTCGACGAAGACGCGGCCGTGATTACCGGGGCATACCGATATGCCGTGTCTTTCGTTAGAACGGGGAACTACGGATGTGAATCCAATCCAATAAAATCGGTAATCGGAACACCTGCGTTCAGCGTGGCTCCAGGTCTCGACGACATGACCGTGAGTGCAGAGTCAACGTATACCGGGAACGTGAACAGAACCATTCGCGTCTACGTCAAAACTGCCGCATCCCCCCAGGATACAATCCAATGGTCAGACGATGCCGGGTTGACCTGGAGCGCAGAGATCAAGTTGGCAACGAAGGTATACCTTGGATTCGGGATCACCGTAAACTTCGCCGCTATAACAGGGCATACGGCAACGAACTATTGGGAAATCGTATGTTCCGCATGTTCTGTGGTAGCGACCGGGCAACAAGTCACCTTGACGAATATCCCCGTCCCCTCTCCTGCTGATACCCAAGTTACGGCGAGGAAGATCTACCGGACAGATGCCGGAGGGTCTATCTTCTACTACCTGACGACAATCTACGATGGGGCAGTAACTACCCAGATAATCGACAACTTCCCAGATACGGGCGGCCTTGGCGAAGAGATGGAAGAGGACCGCGACCTGTTCACCGAGGCCACCACAGGACAGGCCGGCAGTCTTTCGACAACGATCGGAAAGTTCTCCGAATGGTGGGATGACCGGCTCTGGATTGCAGACCACGTCCAGAACCTCATCTATTACTCAGCGGTCAGATCCGGGGGCGGGGTCCCCGAAGAGTTCTCGATCAGCGAACGGTTCGTCCCTATTCGCAGAGGCGACCAGGGCGATGTCATCACGGCCATGAAGGCCTACAAGGACGCCCTCTACGTCTTCAAGCGGAACGACATCTTCATCATCCAGAAATCCATGAACGGGTACGGTGTCTACCACTTGAACAGCGACGTGGGTTGCATCGCCGACGGTTGTGTCGAGGTCGTCAACGATTTCCTGATGTTCCCCTCGGAGCGAGGACTCGAGGTTTACGATGGGGTAAGGACTTACTCACCGGACTTTTCCGTGGCCATCAACAAGACCTTCCTGACGGCCGACCCGGCCGGCTACAAATACACGAGTATCGTTCACGACAAGGAGTATAACGAGGCCTGGCTGTCGATCTCGAGCCGCTTGGATGGAGCGGCGGCCATCACGATCGTCTGGAACTACATCAAGAACAAGTTCTTTTTCTTCCAGTTCTACAAGACGCCGTCCTGCCTCGTCTCCTGTAAGGATTCGACCGGGAAGCGCGTCGTGAAGATGGGGACCCAGGACGGGTTCGTCCTCCTTTGCGACTACGGCACGGCTGACCACACGACGGCGATCACCGCCACCTACCGCAAGGGCTGGCTGGACATGGGCGCTCACGGTATCGGGCGGCTCATCCAGACAAAGTTCGAACTCCCCGCCACCAAAACGATCACGCTCAACGTCTACGTCAACATGGAATGGGACGTCTTCCGAACGGCGGCACTTACGGGGGTTACTCCAACGGCGACAGACATCGAAATCAGGCGGGTGATCGGGGACAAGGCGGAGCTGGGGACCAGGCATCGCTGGATCGCAGTCGAGTATGTGAACGCCGAAGACTGCGGCGGGGACTGCAAAATCAACGAGGCTAACATCATTGTCCGTCCGGACGTGATAAAGAAAAAGACCTATGCCGACTAACAGACGACGACGGAAAGAGGACCAGGGAATATCCCCTTTCATGGATCCTGCTTTCCGCCGCGCCTCAGTCTATTTCGACGACATCGAATACCAGCGTCGGTTCGAGCAGAACCTCATTCGCTATGACCTCAAGGGGGGAACCCAGATCACAAAGGAGATCAGGGTCGCCGTCAGCGGCGGCGGAGGCGGCGGCAACGGCCATGCCTTCTGCTACTGGACGCTGGAAGGCTCCAACATCGTTCGCTATGGGGGGAACGTCGGCGTCGGCGTCCATCCCCACTCCAACGACTTCGAGGTCCGCGGCAACGTCCTTGTCGAGGCCATCGCGGAGCAACCCTACGTCGAGATTAGGAACTGGTCGGACACGGAATACGACCCCGTCATCCATTGGTCACTCGGAGCCACCCCGGTCAAGAAATATACGATGGGAGTGGACGACAGCGATAGCGACGCCTGGCTCCTCTGCTCCGGCGACATCCTGACGAGCGTGGAGGCCGCGGCGACCTATGTGATGAACAGGGATTACGACGGGTTCCTTTACGTCGTAGACACCCTCAACCATAGACTCAAGAAACACCTGTCCGCCGATGCTATGACCTATGTTTCAAAAATCGGCTCAATCGGAACCGGGAACGATAATTTCAACACGCCACAAGCAATTTGCAATGACGGGACATATCTGTATATCTGCGACCGAGTCAACCACCGGATAGTAAAGCGGAAGGTTTCGGACCTTTCTTACGTTACGGAGATCGGTAGCAACGGGTCTGGGGATGACCAATTCAGCAATCCCTGGGGCATTTGCACGGACGGGACGCATGTTTATATCACCGATATGGGCAATAACCGAATAAAAAAGCACCTGTGCGCAGACCTGTCCTACGTCTCAAAAGCGACCGTCTCCAGTTCCAGCGGAGCCCCTATCGGCCCCCATAATTTCAACCAGCCAAGGGCAATCTGCACAGACGGGACATATCTTTACATCACCCAGAATGGCGGGATAGTGGCCAGGTTGGTAATTCTCTTTTGCTCAACGCTTTCCGACGTTCTCCATATTCACGATGATGGCCACATCGACTCCTGTACCCTGCTTGGCATCTGCGTGACGGGCGGTTTTCTTTATATCCTCAACCAGAACAGCACCAGCACCCTGAAGCATGTTTATAAATATACCGCCTCGCTTCTTTCCTACGTCACTCATTGGGGAGTATACGGAACGGGCGTCGGGCAGATGACAACCCCATTGTGCATCGATACGGACGGGACAACCCTCTGGATTTTTGACTATGCCGCTCCGCCGGACGCCAACAGGCTCATGAAATTCCTCCTCGACGGAACCTACGTTGCAACCTATGGCCAGTATGGGACAACCGGAGATGACAAGTTTTATTATGCCTACGGATTGTCGTTAGGCGGAACCATTTCTTTCTCAAGCACGCTCTACCGCGCCCCCATCCTGAAGGTCGCCCTCGACGGTTCCTACATTGACGCCTATCCGCTATTTCGCGCCAGGGACGGATTTCAGCTCATGGAGGATGGGACGGTCGGGGCGACAGATTACGTCGGCCTCTACGCTCCAGCGGCGATCACCGCATCGTACTCGCTGACGTTCCCTGGGACGGGTCCGGCGGCGGCAGGCCATTTCGCCGTTGACGCGGCGGGGCTGATCACTTGGGGCCAGAGCCTCATTACGACGGCCAGCCCCACGTTCGTCGGCCTCACCCTCTCCGGCCTGACCGCGAGCCATCCCGTCTTTACGAACGGGAGTAACGTCCTGGTTTCAACCGGGACGGTTCCGGTTGACCACGGCGGGACGGGGCTCGCCGTTTATGTCATCGGAGACTTGATCTACGCTTCCGCCACGACGACCTTGGCCCGACTTGCCGACGTAGCGGTTGCTTCGTATCTGCGGAGTGGCGGGGTCGGCGCGGCCCCGCTTTGGTCTACGCTGAAACTCCCCAATGCCGCGACCGCGTTTCGGCTGCCGGTTGCCACGTCTGCGAACACGATCGGAGAAGTGGCCGCGGTCGGTGCTACCGGGCAATATCTCGCTGGGGCTACGGGCGCGATCCCTGCGTGGGCGACACTCAACCAGGCGGCCATATCGGGGTTGACGACGGCTGATAGCCCGACCTTCAATTCTCTTTACCTTACGACCTATCTCTACGCCGGAGTAGACGATACTACGAGGGGATATCTTCATGCGTATGGCCCAGGCGTAGGGGGCGGGGCTTTCGGCGGGACGCTCGCCTGCTATACGGGCGCAGACCACGACAGCACAATCCAGAACTACGGGTTTATGGTTTATGAGGATGATCTTCTTATTGGGCCAGACACAGATACCGATGCCCTGAAGCTCGACAGCAACCTGGACCTTTACATCACGGCAGGCTCCCTCATTCTCCCGGCATCCGAATATTTGAATTTCGGTGGGGTTATTGGTTCCGGTTCCTACGGTCTACGGGACAACGCCGGAGTCGTAGAAATAAAAAATAGTGGCGGGGCGTGGGCTTCTCCTCTCACGGGGGTCACGGTTCACAACCTACTGTCTGCCACGCATGGCGATGTCTTCGTGGGCGTCGTGGAAGAGGGAGACATAATTTATGGCATCTCGCCCCTTCCCGGCTGGCCCTACTGCAAGCGCATCGACCTCCCCATCCCGACGGCGAACCTGACGGACTTCCCAGAGAAGGTTCCCATTATTGCCGACGCTGACATCGGGGCGGAGTGCCTCGCCTCGGGCTACGACATCCGCTTCACGGCGGCTGACGGGGTGACGCTCCTGCCCTATGAGCGGGAGTCCTTCGCCGTTGCTGGCGGTGAGGCGACGGGCATCTTCTGGGTCAAGACGAACGTTTCGATGGCGGGGACGTATATCTGGTGCTACTTCGGGAACGCGGCGGCGGCGGATGTATCCACGACGATTGACAAGTCATTCCTCCGGACGGACGTTGATGCCTGGACGACAACCGGACAATGTGTTGTAAACAGTCCGACGGAGATTCAGAAAGTTGGAGGGGCCACCGGCTGGGATTCCTCGGCATACGGCACAAGCGGGCGGGTCTGTGGGTGTGCCGCTTCGTTTCAGGCCGGCCAAACAGACAAACATTGTGCGATAGGATTCACGGATGCCCCCCCCTCAACCCCCGGAGATAATCTGGCCTATTATTGGTATTTCCGCGACGACGGGGTTTGTCGAATCGATGTTTTAGGCTCTATTGTTGGGACTTACGGGGCCTATACAACAGGCACGGTTTTTCTCATGACCTATGATGGCTCCTATATAAGATTCTATAAAGACGCAATTCTGCAACATGAGGTTGCCCGTGCAACCGGGGCCGCGCTTCATGTTAATTCAGGATTTTATAGCGTCGATGGTATTATTAACAATATCGCCTTCGGCCCGACTGAGACATGGGATAATCTGGCAATAGCAAATTACATCCCCGCCGACGGCGGGTTGACCTGGGGGGAGGAGGAGACGACAGCAAGGTGGACAAGGTTGGCGAAGGGTGCGGCGGGCCAAGTCCTTACGATGGTCTCTGGACTTCCGGCGTGGGTAACGCCATAAACTTAGATGGAGAACGAAATGACAGATATACCGAAGTTGAACGGAAAGGGTTCCCTGGCCAAAACCCTGGCCTACGCCATCGTGGTTCTTGCCCTGGCTGGTTATAGCCTTGTGAAAACGATAGAGGGCGGTTCGGATCAAAATGGAATCGCCCTCGAGAAGCGTTTGGTCACGCTCGAAACGGTCATGGAGTCGTTGAAAACAATCCCGACCGACGTGGCCGGGATCAAAGTTTCCATCAGCGGCCTTAAGGAATCTGTTGACAAACTAGAGAGAACAGTCAGTTCTCTTAAATAGGAGGCTATCATGCCACTTCCAGCTTTGGCTTGGGGCGCAATAATGGCGGGGAGTTCGCTCCTCGAATCTATCCTTGGCCAACTCTTCAAGAGAAAGCAATCCAAGGACGTCAAGGGATTCCAGAGGGAGACGACCGCGAAGGGTCGAGAGCTCATGGCCAGCCCGGGTTTCTCCCAAGAGGAAATCGACGCCATCTTCGGCAAGAGCTTCGAGAACGTCCGGGCTCAGGGCAAGGGAGTCCGCGAGTCCACGACGGGGACGCTTGGCCGGGCTGGTATGCTCGGAACCGGGGCGGAAGTCGGGGCGGCCAGGAAGAACGCCTGGTCGAATGAGAGCTTGGTCACAGAGGCCATGCGCGACCTCCTCATCACCGGAGAGGCGAAGAAGAGTGCGGACATCGCCCTGGCGACCCAGATGTTCGGAGTCGCGTCCGGAGCGGACGTGCAACAACAGGCCATGGGGCAGGGGCAGGGGCCAGCTCTAAGCGAAATGCTCATGATGGCGATGCTCATGGGGAAGGGGGGCCAGGGGAAGTCGGCACTCGGAGACGAGTCCTACCAGGCTTTGAGAAACCTCACCGGGGTTTTTGGCCAGAACGACCCGACATCTTGGCAAACTTTAGGAACCAACCCAGTCTCTATCGGCGAGTGGTAAGGAGAAACCCATGGCGATCCAATTAGATTTTTCAAGATCGAATCAGACGCTCGCCCGATTCAATCAGTTCCTCGCCTATGATCTACTGGATCAAAAGAAGTCCGAAAGAGACGTTGCCCTCATGGGTATCCAGGACCGGCTCATGCGCGAACGACAAGTCCAGGCTGGCCAGATTGACATAGGCGTCGCCGAATACAAGTCTGCCCTTTCGAACGAGGAGTCCTGGACGAAGGCGAAGCTCGAAGCCGCCAAACAGCCGTGGTTTGAATATCTCAACATGTGGGCCAACATGGCCATAGACGAAACGGTGCCCCAGAAGTATCACGGAACGATTAGAAATGCGGTCAAGCTACGGGGGGAAATAATCGGCAGAATGGCCGACGCCTTCCAGCAAGCGAGCCAGGGGAAGATGTCTTGGGAGAACGCATACGCTATCGCTGACTCGTCCGGCGTTAAGGGGCTAACGGAAATGACCCAGGAGGCGGGTTCGGGCAGGAGGGCGAACTTGGCCGCAGAAGTCGACCGCGAAAAGATGGACATTGAGGAGAGGAAACTCACCGACGTAGGGGCGGGAAGAACCCAGGCCGCCGCAGAAAAGATGACCGACCGCTACATCAAATGGGTCGATGACACGGTCAGTTACCTGGTCGGAGAGGGCGTCCAGAGCCAGGCAATGACGGGGGACATGCCGATATACCTCGAATCGAAATCGAGGGATCCGCTTTCATCGCAAGACCGGGGGTTCGCTCTCACGCATCTCCAGAACATCAAGACGCAGATCCTTCGCCAAGGATATGAAAGCCTCACGGACGGTCAGCTCGCCTTCATCTCCAAGGTCTACAACACCCCGGCCGTCCAAGGGTTCGTGTCGGAGAAGCTGAAGACAACCCCGGCCGCTGGAACAAGGCCGCCTCGCCCAGGAGGGGCGGGGGATCTACCTCCAGCCATGGGCGGGACGCAGGGAGGCCTGAGTCCGGCCACGGGAGCGACCAATCAGGAATACGACCAGGCCCTCGGGTCCGTCCGGCAGACCTGGATCAATCAGAAGGCGGAGGAATTCATAAAGGCGGTCTATGGCGAGGCCGCCCCAACTCCAGAAATCCAGCAAGAGGCGATGCGATACGCCACGGAGTATGTCGACACAAAGATAATGCCGTCGCTCATGAAGAGGTAAGAATTGTCCACCCAAGAAGCAGAGGTCCAGGTTAAGCCTCCAGCTCAGACGTTCGACCCGGATTTCATGTCCTTTCTCGAAGAGAAGGGAGTCATCCGCACGTCCTCCCTGGATCCGGCCGCTATTCCTAGCACGATCAAACAGGACCTCCGCGACGACTTCCTCTATTTCATCAAGCAAAAAGGATACGCCATTCTCGATGAACCCCTGCCCTCGAAGGAAGAGGCCGCATCCAGACTTTCCCAAAGCACAGAAGAATTGCGCCAACTCTACCTCAAAAGATTCGGGGCAACAATCGGACCAATCGAAAGGGAGAAAATCTACGAGAGGCCAATGGTTGCGCCGAGTTATGGTGGCCGCGATACTATCGGCCCTCGCAGGCCCGGCGAAAGGGATCTGTCCGGGCTGGAACAGCTCGAAAAGAAACTAACGAGAGAAAGTTCTCTTGTGAAACAAATGGGTGACGCCCTCTCGCTTATACCCAAGGGGAAGATCAGGGAGGCGGGGGGGATGTTGGCCGAAGCGACGGCGCGAGCCCTTAGTCTTGGGATGGTTGGCCCGGGCCTTCTTGATAAACTGGATGATTTATTTGTAAGCGCTGGTATTTCCGGGCCGGGTTACAAGACGATGAAACAGCGGCGCGAAAACGTCGTCAAGGAACTGGGCTATTATCCAGAGAAAGCTACGAAGCCGTTCGAATTCGTCCTTTCTGTTCTTCCGATTGCCAAAATCTTAAGGGTCGCGCGCGGGATAGGGGCCTCCGCAGCAGTCGCTCCCATCCTTCAGCGTTTTATAACCGCCATTGTCGCCGGCGGGGTCACGGGAACGGCCCAGGTTGTTGGGGAAAAGATAGCCGGGGAGCCCTTCGACCTCGAAGCGGACCTGAAGAAGCTCCCGACGCACATGCTCTATTGGTCCCTATTTGAAATGGGAATCCTTGGTGCGGAGACGGCCGCGAAGATCGTCAACTGGAATCTGAAATACGGTGGGAAGATTTCCGGCACGGGCAAGCGTGGAGGTTACGCCGCCGCTCAAGGTATCGAGTTCGAGACGCAATACGCTCCGGGCCGGGGCCCGACGACCAAGGCGAATTTCACAGCCGAAGAGATTCGGGACATCTATCGAAGGGCAGACCCGAATTACACCGGCGCTGGCAAGGTTTCCGCAGACCCGGGGAACTGGGAGCGCCAAGCCTATGAGTCCATTACGGGAGCGAACGGTTGGCGAGAGGCCGTGCGCCGCGGCTGGATTCCCCCGCGTCCAATCGCGGTCCCGGGCGAGACACCAATCGTCACGGGGAGAACCATTCGCCCGACAGGGACCGTGCCTCCCGAGTTCGGCGGCCAACCCGTCCCTCTCAAGCCTGAGTTCGGCGATGTCTTCCGTACCACCCCAAGGCAATATCCGGCCCCGGGTATCGTCGGAAAGCCCCCCGTTACCCCCGGAGCACCGTCCACGACAGCGCCTCCGCCCATAGCGGGGGCAGGGGGAACGGCAGAAGCCCCGCCACCGCCGGGCACAGCCCCTCCGGCCGTCGCTGGAGCACCGAGGCCAGAGCCGCCACCGATCGTCACCCCTCCGCCGGCGGCCGCGGCACCCAAGGCCAAGCCCAAGATCAAGGTCACGCCGCAAGAGGATGGGTCATTCACGGTCGAGACGGTCGAGCCAGAAATCGAATACGTCCCGACTCCCGGGAAGGCCAAGCTGGCCATGAAAGACAAAGCGACGGGGAGGGTCTACCCCGGAACCGCCGGAGAACAAATCCACGCCGACATGATGGATCGATTGGCTAAGGCGGGAGTCCAGGACGACAACATGATCCCCGGATGGATCGCGCCGGATGGACTTTGGACAACGAGCCTTGCGAAGGCGACGCCACCCATAACCGAGAAGCCCATCACGGGACCTCCACCCGAGAGTCCGTATGCCGGGATACCGCCGAGAAAGCCGATCGAACCAGAACCCCCGAAGGAAGAGATACCGCGTCCGGCGAAGGCCCCCGTGGACGAGGCCAAGCCATACGCCCGGAAAGAAGACGCCCTCCGCGAAGCGATCAAGCGGGTCCAGGCCGACGAAGGAACCCCAGAGGACGTGCGCCTTGTCCTCCAGGCTGCGCGTCGAAACGAACGCCTCAAGAAAGTCACCGAGGCGCTCAAATCCAGGCAGAGAACCGACCTCCTCACGGGCGTCGGCAGCGATCGCGCCCTGGCCAAGGTCCGCGACTGGGAGAAGCGACCCGTCATTCTCTTTGACCTAGCCGGTGTCAAGGCCGCCAACAACGACCCGAAACGCGGCTACCAGTGGACGGACAAGAACATCTTTATCCCGGCCGGCCGAGTTTTCAGAGCCTTCGGAGACGATCGGATCTACCGGCGCGGCGGCACGGCAGATGAATTCCCCCTCATCGGAAGACCCGGACAGACTCTCGAAGACCTGACGAAAGACGCCGAGTTGATTTCCCAAGAACTTGACAAGACCGGTGTCGCCCATCGGTTCTCTTCCGGCAATAACTTTTCCGAGGCCGAGGTCGGCATGGCTGGCCTCAAGGACAAGGCCAGAATCGAGGGAGTGACATCGCCCGTTGTCCCCGAGACGCTACCCGAACTCGAGAAGTTCATCGTCACCGAGGCCGGGGAAGAACGCCTGACCATGACCGGAAAGCCGGGGGACGCCGTCGCCACCCTGACCAAAAGTGATGACGGCTATTTCAGGATTCAAAGGACGGCAGATAAGACTTTCGTCAAAAGCCCAAGAACCGGATTCCCCGATTTCCCGAACCGAGACGCGGCATGGAAGGCCTACCTCGAAGAGCGCAAAGGCGGAGGCCTTCGGGACGCGTCGCTGGCCGAGCCTTCTCAGCGGTTCATTAAGAGCCTGGAGCCGCCGGAAGAAAGGGCTCGGCGTATCCTCCAGTCTCGCCGTGCGGCCCAGGCCAAGCGCGGCCGAGTTGGTATGCCCAAGAACCCGCCGAAGATCTGGAAGGACATCATGGAGATAACGGGCGGCGTTGGGATGCGCCCCATGTTCACCTCGACCGGGGCCGTGGCCGAAGAGTACCTGGTCAACGTCCCGAAGTTCATGAAGAACAAGAACGGAAAGCCGCCCGACGAGATCATCGATGCCCTAGAGCGGGACTACGGCTACACCTTCGTCGAAGAGGATATGTGGAGTCTCCTCTCAAAGGCCAGATACGAGACGCCCGGAGATTACGGAGATGAGGGGCCGATTCGTCCAGGCCATCCGGACCCGGAGGCCATCGAGGCCGAACTCGCAAGACAGAAGAAAGAATACGCCCCGCTCATGAAAGAAGGCGAGACCCTTGACGCCTTCCTCGGTCGCATGGCCCAGGACGCCGCGGAAGATGGATTCGGAACACGACCGGAGGACGTCGACGAATACATCAGCCAGATGATTAAGAACAAGAAGGGCGGCGGAGAGCCGGAGGGCGGAGCGCCGACAGAAGCGGTCCCGTTCGAGGTCGCCGAAAAGCCAACGCCGTATAAAAAGGCCGAGCTGGACATCGCCGGAGAAGTCCAGCGTCTCACGTCTGGGGATTTCTTCCCGAAGGAATGGCAGGGAAATACTGACGTCGAGATCCAGGACAATCGCCAGAACCTTTTCCGTTTCGTCTGGGAGAACTACACCCCAGACAAGGGGCCGCTTGAGAATTACATAAATGCCAACAAGGGGTTCTTCATCCGCGGGGAGTCCGGTCGGAAGGGCATGGCCAAGCTGAAAAGGGAACAGCAATTCCCCAAGACCGTCACCGGCGGAGAGAAAGACTTCGGCGAGGACAAGTCGGTCTTTGGCCCCGAGTCGCAGCCGAAGGGCAAGAAACCGCCCGAGCCGGAGATTCCCGGCGACAGCATGAAGCCGGACGTCTTCGGGGCTGAGGAGATACGGGTCATGAATGCCCTGCGCTCGACGGCCCAAGTCTACACGAAATCGCTCGGTGAGGCACCTGGGTTCGAAGACAAGGCCGTGGAAATCCTCAAGTCCCGCCTCCTCGCGTCGACGCCTGAGTCCTTCCGGTCTATCGGCGAACGCCTCGGATACAGCAAGAGCTACGTCAAGAAGCAATACGATGCGATGCTCGAGATCCTTAAGGACAGCCCGGCCATAAAGGAGATTATGGCAAAGCGCATGGTTTATCTGAATATGGGGCCGCTCCCGTCAGAGCAAGACCTCAAGCACCTGGCCAAGATGCTCCGAAAGTATTTCTCGTCCTACCGCGGGGCCGACAAGATCATCGACCAGCAGAACGACCGACGGATCGGCGGCAGGATGGCCGAGATATTCGACCAGACGATTGACGCCTCGAAGATCAACAAGTGGCTCAAGGATCAACCAGAGGGAACGAACGAATTTCTGGCCCAACTCATGCGCGGGACGATGAGCGGCGACGGGATGGAGGACATCCAGAATAGCGCCCTCCCCGCGGACATCAAGGAGGCCATGCTCAACACTCGGCAACGGGTCGACCGCCTCTCGGACCTCGTCATCACTCACGGCGGCCTGGCCGAAGAGACGCGGGCGGCCTTCGAGAATAACATCGGGAGGTACCTGGCCAAGTCTTATCGCCTCTACCAGGACAAACATTGGAGCCCGACCGACGCGCAGAAGGACGCCTTCAAACGCTGGCTGATGAACGAGTATACGATGACAACCGAACAGGCCGATGAGTTCATCGAGGCCGAACTCGCCTATGGCAGGAACGACGAGGGCATACGTCCGCAGCGGAGCCGGCGGACACGCCGTGTCCCGACCGAACATTTCATCCGCCGGAAGGTCCTGTCCCCAGCATGGAGGGAATTCGCCGGAGAGATCGAGAGACTACCCTGGCTGGCCATGCACACCATCACGAAGCAGGCCACCATGGCCTACAACGCCAAGTTCCTCGACTGGATCTCCGAGTATCTGCCCGATCATTGGACGGCGGATTACCGAGAGGCGGCCCAACGCGGATGGCAGAATTCCCAGTTCCCTGAGCATGGTTATGCCTACGGAAAGCTCGCCGGCAAGTGGGTCCACCCCGAACTCCACCGATACATTACGAAGGAATTCGACATGGCCCGTTCGGATATGGAAGAAGTGATCCAGAAATTCATTACTAATCCTTTCAAGTGGACGAAGACCATCGGGTCTTTGCCATCTCACTCCCGCAATTTCCTTAGTAACTTCGGGTTCTCTATGTTGCTTAGAAACAGCATCTTAAACCCCCTCAACGCCAAGTGGTACATAAAGTCGCTGAATATTCACCTGAACAATCACGGCTCCGCCAGGGACGCTTGGTCGAAACTTATCTCCGAAGGCGTCACGGAGACGCAGTTCTACGGTGCGGAGATCCCGCGCATCCATAAGGACGTGATGAGGTTCGATCCCGCCACCTGGCCGGAGAAAATTTGGGATAAATTCGTAGCATGGCCGATCGACAAGCTCGGAGAACTCTACAATTTCGGCGACTCCCTCTACCGTGTCTCGTCTTACCTTAAAAACACGGCGCCGAAGAGCGAGGGTGGGTTCGGGATGACGCCGACGAAGGCGGTCGAAGAACTCAATGCCGGCTTACAGAACTACCGCAAACTCCCTGTCGTGGTCGATTTCCTTCGCCGCTGGCCGGTTCTCGGGCCATTCGTTTCATTCAAGGCCAACACCGTCAAGATTATCAAAAGACAGTCTGAGATGGGATACGAGGAAATCACTAACCCTGCGACGCGCAGCAGGGGAATTGGCCGGATACTTCGGATTGCCCTCTTCCTGTCCGTCCCGGCCATCCTTTCGGAGGTCTCCAAGAAGGTCTTCGACGTTGACGACAAGCAGATCAAGGAACTCGAACGCTGGTATCCTGAGTATCGCCGGAACGGAACGTTCCTCTATTTCCGCGGGGAGGGCGACAAGCTCAAGGTGTTCGACTTTTCTTTCCTCTGGCCGACGGGCGACATAGAGCGTATGTTCAAATCAATCCTAAAAGGAGACATCAAGGGGCTAGCAGACGCTCTTGATTTCTTCTCGCTCCCGCTCCTTGATGCCTGGTCTATCGCCATCCAAGGCCAGGACCCTCAATGGGGGACCAAGTATCGGACGATCGTCGATCGCGCCAAGGCCGCGGCCGCATACCTCTATCTGCCGGCATCCATGCCCATCCCGAACCTCGAGGGGTTGCTCAAGGGCGACGTGCGCCCGGGGAACCTGACCGGCCCGCAGATCAAGGCCGTCATCGATGCCTACAACGGTCAGCCGGACCAGTATGGCCGGGTGAAACAGCTCCCCGAAGAGATCAAGAACTTCTTCTCGGGCATCAGGACGTGGGACGTTGACCCGGAGAAACTTCTGGCTCAAGCCGCCATCCAGCGGAGTGGGCAGATCAGGGAACTCCAGGGAGAGTACGCCAGGTGGCTGAGAAAGAATACCTTGGCACCTCAATGGGAGAAGGACGCGAAGCAAAAGGCCTTCGTAGAAGGGGTCGAGAAGATCAGTGCCGAACTCAGGGACATCGGAGCCCTCGGCAGGGAACTCAGGGCCGGCGGATTCAAGGCTAAGACACAGTAGGAGGAACCAATGGCGATCGACACGAAGAAATACGACGACATCTTCAAACGGGCCGCAGAGAAATACAAGATGGGGGCCAAGATGGTCCTCGTCCTGAAGTCAATCGTCATGATCGAATCCGTGCCGCCATTCAATCCCCGATCCTACCGTTTTGAACCAGCGTTCTTCAAGAAACTCAAGGTCAAGGAACCATATTGGGCAGACAAAGACCCGTCGATCGTCTCCGCTTCCTATGGTCTGGCCCAGATCATGTTCACGACAGCGTGGGCGCTCGGCATGAAACCGACAAATTGGAAAACGCTCAATCACGCTGGGTTCCAGGCTCTTGCGGAACGCCTCTACGATCCGGAGGTCAATATTTTCTACGAGGCCCAACTCGTTCGGGCGTTACTGGACAAGGTCTGGAAGGACGAAATCCCGATTAAATTCGAACACATCAGTGCCCTCAATTGTGCGCTAAGCCGCTACAATGGTGGAAGTTATAAAAATCCCGACGAGGCTGGGGTCCTCGATGAGCAGAAATACGTGGACAAGGTCTGGCGAGCGCACAAGGAAATCCTGGCTAAGGAGAAACCATGAAGAGCGTACTTGGTAAATGGATCAATTCGGAGTCCGGCTTCGTCATGGGTCTCGTCGCCCTGTGCTGGGCTTACTCCAGAACGTCGGCCCTAGACGTGAACACTTTCCTCATCTTTGTCCAGGGGCTCCTCGGTCTATGCGGCGGCTTCTGGTGGAAGCGATACCAGAATTATAAAATCGGCACCCAAAATGGGGCGGCAACGCTGGGAAAGACAGGAGATATCCCCAAATGAAAACGATTATAACTTGGCTTATCGTCGGCGTCCTGGCCGGCCTCATTGGCGGCTATTTCTATTCGTCCTGCAAGGATGGACCACTCAAGAGAGAGAACGCCGCGCTCAAGGAAGAGATCGCCGACATGAAAGTCGTCCAGACCGAACTCGAGGCGCACTCCCTTGGCGAGATCCAGAAACTCCTCGAACAGATCAGGGGCCTCCAGGGGAACATCGACAGCCTCATGACCGTCAACGTCGACCTCGAGAATGATCTCGCGGTCGCCCGGGGCCGGGCCACGGAGATCGAGGCCCAGGCCGGCCCGCTGCTGGCCGAGGTACAGCCGGTCCTCGATGCGAACCCGCGGGTCAAGGAGCTCGTCATGAATCTTATGGCCCAAGTGGCCACCGGGAAGGACCAGATTTTCACTCTATCGAAGCAAGTTGAAACCTGGAAGGCGGCCTTCTTCAATTCAGCATTGAAAGGGCTGGACTACAAAAAAGGGATGGACGTTTATAAGGCTCTGTGGGAAGGCGAGAAGGCTCTGCGTCAAAAAATTGAAATACGGTTGAATCTTCAAGACAAGAGGGTTGGAATTTTGGAAGGGCGGATAAAGCTGACCTCCATGGCTGGCGCTGCATTAGGAGCGGCAGGGCTCGCGGCCATTCTGTTTCTTCGTTAAATCGCATATCCCCCGGCGGGCCAAGTGGCCGGGCCGTAAGTTCACCGCACTTGAAACAGCCGAGCTTCGGGAACACGGCGTCCCATTCTTCCTTCACCATCGCCGGCCAGGTGTTGCCGCAATTATCACACAGCAAAAATCCGTACCAGATCCAGTTCACGTCAAAACGCCTCGTAGGCAATCTTCCCGCGGGTGATAGTGGCGATCTTTAGAAGGGTTTTCTCGGCCGTGTATTTCAGAATATCGATGCGGCCCGGCTCTCTCTTGACCCAGACCTCGACGCCCACGAAGAGCGGCCACGGAACCTTCTTGAGCTCCGTGAGCTTTCTCCCGATGCCCGTGTCCATCGTGCATTGGATGAAAAGGATCCGATCGCCGGTGATCATGGCGATGTCGATGCAACCGAAGAGGTCGTTGCGCTGAGAAACCCACCGATCGACAAGTTGGCCCGTCTTGGGGTCGCGCATCTTGATCGTCTTGGCGACGGCGACCTGATTATGAATGGCGGCGTCTGGGTATTGTTTTGCCAGCCACTTCACGCACCAGGACTGGAAGGCATTGCCCTTCTGGCTCTTACTTGGCATCCCCCGCCCCTTTCCCCTGGCTCTTCCTCTTCCCTTTGAAAACTCCATGCTGGACAGCCACGGGGAGGAAGGATGCCACAGAAAGTCCCATAGCCTCGACCTCTTTCCTCTGTTCCCGCCGGGTTTCCCAGGCGGTCTTGACCCGGTCGTGGTATCTTGGGCTGCGGGGGTTGAGTCCCAATCGGTAGGGCCACAGGGGGCAATCCTGGATTTGGCAGAGGGGGACCTCCTGGTTCTGGCCTCCCATGCAATCGATGCAGTTCGCTTTGATGGCCATAAGCGGAGATGTTCGTTTCATTTCTTTTTCCCCTTCTCGTAGAGATACATGCCGCGTTGGATATACGAGTGGACGAGCCGGGCCGGCATCCCGATCACGAAAGCCGCCGGCATCCTGGCCACGGGCATTAGGGTGACGACCGCCCTCCTTCTTCGCGCCGCCTGCATAAGTCCTTCGAGCGATCTGATTCTTCCTTTCATTTTCCTCCTCCTTCGTTGACCGTTCTCTTCCCGGGGATCTTCGGGCGCAGATGCTTGCCGCGCTCCTCCTCGATCATGTTCGAGAACTGGCTCTTCAACAGCTCGAGGATAAGGTCGTCCATCTCATGTAGGATCTTCATCTGGACGTGACCCCTCGTCTTCTCGTCGTTCAACAGGTGATAGTTTTCCCTGGGGATGACGCGGTCGAGGGTTTCGACGATGTCATTCGCGTTAATGGGTATCACTTTGTCGCCATATTGGATGGACCACTCCTTCATTTTATCCTCCTTTGGCTCTCGGAAATTTCCTGAGTTTCGTTCATCAGGGGTTTCTCTGGCTCCAAGCTCCACTCTCCGGACTCCCTCTTCTTCTTGAGGAAGATCTTGAGGAAATTCTCGAACGTGGGGGCCTTCTCCTTCAAGATCAGGTTGTACCAATCTTCCTCCGTCTTTGCGCCATGTGCGGCCATGCACTCGGCCTTCCGGAGCGCATATTCGACCTTGGCCTCGGCCTCGTATTTCGCCCGCTCCTCTGGGAAGACGCTCAGGCTGCCGGCCCCTCCGATGGCGCCTTGCTGGACTATCATGCGTTCCTGCCGGTAGCCATCGAAGTATTTTGCGGCGAACAAGGTTTCCGGACGAAGGTAAGGCTCCATCTTCTGATTGCCGATCCATTTTTGGCACTTGACCTCGATGACGTGCTTGAAATCCTCCCATCGGTAGCCATCGTCGAACCTGGCCGAGACGTGGCTGAAGGAGGCCTTGCACGACAACTTGAACTTCGTGCCGGCCGTGTCGTTCAGGTGCTTTATGACCTGGGCGAAGAGGACGGCCTTCTCCTTTTCGATCCCGCGGAGGCGGAGCTCTTCGTCGACGGTCAGCCCTCGGAGGCGTGCGTCCTGGCTGTGCTCGTGTCCGCGAAAGCCTTTTGCGGATCGCCTTGTCCAGTCCCGGATGATGATGACGTTCTGACAGTCGACGTCGATCTTGCCGGCCAGGATGAGCTTTTGCTTGCAGTTTTTCCAGACGTTCAAATAGACGCCTATTGTCGACGCGAATTCCGCATCCGTGAATCCGACCAAAGGAGATTTACAGATGGCCGGCTGGAGGCTCGACATGGCGCACATGCCCATGAGCACATACCAGCACAACCGCTCCTGCGGCTCCAAGTCCTTTCTCGCGTCGAACCCGTCGGGATCCGGAGCGAACATGTCCTTGGCCCATATCCGGAACCACCTATTTATCAGCGGGCGGGCCATTATTCATTGCCCTTGATGCGATTCCAGAGTCCGAGGAGAAAGAAAATGGCTGCGAGCCAGAGGAGAGCGATCTGCCACCAGTTCATTTGTCCTCCGGTATCGCCGTGAGGAGGTCATATAGTCCCCCATCTAAACCGTGAACGATGTCGCTATTCGCCAACTCTTGCCAAGCCACTCGCTTATCCACTCCCCGAGCCGCCTCGATGAGGGGACGAAACTTCTCGTTTTGTGCCATAGCAGAACGAACTTTCTCTATGAATTTTTCCCAGGTTGCGGCGGCGTTTTTCTCATCCAGGGGCATGAACTCGTCCATGAAACTGTTGATTCGCCGTTGTTCTTTCTCTTTTTCCTCCACCTCGGCCTTGACCTTCTCTAGTTCGGCTCTCGCTTCCTCCAGCTGTTTCTGCTTGATGACCCAAGCCGCGTCCGTTGCCGCGAGTTCGGCCTTGAGCTTGCTTACCGCCGCGTCTTTGGCGACTTCTTTTTCGCCCCAACAATCAAGGCATTGATAGTTCATGTCTTCGGGGATTTTCAGTTGATTGCAGGTCCAGCACTCCACCCGATTATCGGCATCTTGTAGTTCTTCTAGTTCGGCCTCGGCTTTCTCGGCCTTGTCATGGTATTCGTTCATGTCTTTGGTCAGGTCTGCTATGAGCATCTTGTCCAGTTCATTCTCCTCGGCCATCTCTTGAAGGTGGGCGAGGGCGGCCATTTCTCGTTTATAGTCGTATGGCTCAATTGGTGCGCCGATAATATGCCGAGTTAGATGATAGACAATATCCAACGTTTCTTTCGTTTTCTCGTCCATTACTTTTCCTCCTTCGCCTTGTACTCGGCGGCTTCCATAGACCGAGTTTCCCAATAATCTATATGGGCCGAGAATCCACAATAGGGACAAGCTAAAATATCGTGGCCCTTATAAACTTGATGCTTTTTTCCATTTTCGTGTAGCATCGCTCGGAGTCGGTCTATCAGGATTGTCGCGCTCAGAACGCCCTTGTCGTAGTCGGCCAACGAGAAGGACAGAACATCGAAAGAGGCTAAGTCCTCCAGCGCGGCCTTGAGGGTGGCGAGGGCGGCTCGGTCATCCGCATTGATTCCATCGAGTAAGTTCATCGTTCCTTCCAGATGGTCCAACGCCTCTTTCGTTTTCTCGTCCATCACTTTTCCTCTAATTCGCAATCTTTTATTCGCCCATCGCATTGGGTGAGCATCTTAGACGGGTCATCTTCGTTCTCTGGTTTCAACCCACACCTGCCAAAATTCCCAAACTCCCAATTATAATGGGGACATCTTGGATCCACTACCTCCAATAGCAGTCTGAGCTTGATGGTATCCATCACTTTTCCTCCTCAACCGTTATGCCGAGGTCACGGAGCCGCTTTACTTTGATAACCACCATTCCATTACCTCCTCTGGCGTCTGCCATTCTGTTTTAAGATTTCTTCTCTTGCGTTCCTCAAGCATCCGCCCGAACGCCCTGAGATAAGCCCCCCTTATTTTGGGGTATCGCTCTAATTCGGATTTCCTGTGTGTATTCATAGGGCATCCGACACATCCGAGTCGTTTATATCCTTGGTCATAAAGTTCGCAATATGGGACATTCTCGGAACGGATGAATCCCCAGACTTCATCATCTGTCCAGAAGAGAATCGGATTGACCTTCACCGTCCCCTTCTTCTCACATGGATTGATAACCTTCCACGACTTCCGCCTGGGAGACTCAGCCCGACGAACTCCCATGATGACCATGCGCCCTTCGCCCCCGCGCTCCTTGAGGTGTTCACAGCAATATCTAGCAAGTCTGGTCGGGGGCATGAGGTGTTCCGGTATAAGTTGCCATATCGTTTTTTCTGGACGTTCATGCGCCACGGTTGGATAAGACGCCCGGATAAATCTCACGAGTTCGGGCATGTCGCAGGTCGTCACGTTGTAGTGTGCATCGAACTTCACCCCGGCCATCTCTGCAAGACGATAGATAACGACGCTATCCTTGCCCCCGGAGAACGCGAGATAATACCCCTCCTTCGGCTCCATCATGCGGAGCAGTTCGATGCTGTCGCTGACGGACTGCGCGAGGTAGAGGGGTTGGTTCATTTTCCCTCACCCTGACAGTCCCCGCTGGTCTTATCGCCACTTGGCGAGGATTCGATGAGGTCCTCTATGGCGTCGCACTCAACATCGAACTTGCATGCCCCGCAATCGAATCCGTCGCCATAGTGACCCCGGCACTCTGCCCGGACCATCTCGAACCGCTCAAGTTTCCGTTCCTTGCTAATTTCACTCATGGGGTTGGCTCCTTTCCTTCGACTGGATTGTATTGAATGGCAAGGCCTACCTCGACATCGACAGTATGGCCCGTTAGTTTAGCGTGGCGTGCGCCAACGGCCTGGGCGTTTTTGTAATTCTCCCAGTGTTTTCCACACGTCTGACATTCGGCGATACAGTGAACAACCCCGGCCCTGCGCTTCATCCCCCGCTCCTTTCTTGATAGGCATGGGCGGCTTGGTAGTCGGCGATTAGGGAGCGGAGGTGGGCGAGGGCTTCTCTAGCCCCGCGCTTGAAACAGTGCGGGTCATGGACAACATCGTATAGAGTATCCAACGCCCGCTCGTCGGCTTCGGAGCCGGGGGAAGACGCCTCGGCCAACGGCTTGAGTGCCGATACTTTACTGCCTTCCCCGGCCCTTGTTTCCTGTGCTTGCGTCAACCCACCGGTGACATCGGCTATCATCATGGCGAAGTTGGCAACATCGGCGGCCTCGCGCCCGACCGAAATTGGCCCCTTCGTATGGATGGCTTTTATGAGTTCGGCAGATTCATCTTTGAGACGCGAAAAAAGCCATTGAACATCTTCGTTTTTCCACCCCGGCCTATCATCGTGCTTTCGTAATTCCGCTTCCATGATTGCGGCGAACGCGCCCACTTCGGGACGCAGATGATAGGCCATAGCCCCGGCCCTCGTTTTCTCGGCCTCATCGAGGAGGGAGAGGAGGTCGGCCATGTCCGCAGACGTGAGGGCCATCTCTCCCGGCCAGCTTTTCAATTTGTCTTTCAAATAAGCAATTCGTTCTTCGTTCATGGTTGCTCCTTCGCCGCCTTGATGGCATCATGTAATTCAGCCGATGGCCAATCCTCCGTGGTCAGATCGAACGGAGTGATCTTCTCCGCGGCCTCGAGGATCGGCAGGATGACCTTCATCGCATCGACCCTGGCCATGTAACCACGGCTCATCGTGCCGGCCCCGAATAGTTCGCCCCGGATGATCTCGAGTGCTTCTGAGATTGTCATTTCGGATACTCCTGAATCAGCGGACCATTCCAGATTTTAGCGAGGTTGTTCTTGAGAAAAACCGGGACGCCCTGCATTTGGAGTCCGAACTGAATTGCCTCCAGGGTGGCCCGCGCTGGGTCACGACGGTTGCCGTGGCCCGTGAGTCTGCCGATGATGAACCAATCGAGCCAGCGGGTGTCTTTGGGGAAAAGCCCGAGGAATGGTTCCAAGGAAACGAACCGGACTCGGGCCTCTCTCTTTTTCAGTTCAGCGATACGCCAAGAATCCCTGTTCCCCTCCACACTCACTCCGAGCCAGACGTTCGGCGGCATGGCGCGGTCGATGAGTTCGGGCCGCTTGGTCAGGATGATGAAAGTGAGGTCGGGGTGTTTCTCGATGTCCTCGAATATCCAGCGTCGCCAACGCTCAGAAATTCCGGGATGAAATAACTCCATCGTTGAACAGACGAAAATTTTGGAGCCGCCGGGGATTCTCTGAAATTCGGTAGGTTCCTGGTTCCATGATAATTCAGGCGGCCACCTGAAGCGGTGATACATGGCCCGCCCGTAGCAATACCAGCACGCCTCGGGACAGAGGCCCTTGATGGGATTCCAGGAATGGGTTGCCCACTCGATCTTTGTGTGGTTCATTTGAACGGGATCTCCTGGACGAATGGCTCCGCCATGCCGACCATCTCGTCGTCGTCCACCCACCGGCTCACTTTGTCGACCGTGATGTTGGCCCAGACCCCGAGGAGGACGGCCAGGACGATGAGCTCGAGGACGAACTTGGCCAGCCGGCGGGGGAATTTCATGCCTTCTTCCCCTTGGTTACATACCCATCAAAGGAATCCTCTCCCTCGACGTAATCAAACTTCTCTTTCCATGCCGCATGGGCGATTTCTTTGAGCTGGGGGAAGGTGGCCAGAAACAATTTCATGAGTTCCGAGGCGCAGCTTTGGCAACCGCCATCTGCCTCGACTAAAATCTCCGCAATCACCTTGGCCTCTGTGCGTCGGTCATGGTTTCTTCTCCCCGCACTCGCAGACGTCGATCGCCTTCTCGTTCCACTTGCCGCAGTCCCCGCATTGATACACCCCGGCGCAGTCGGCGTGATAGTATTCCCCGTTCTCCTTGAACGCCTCGGATGCCAGGACGCCCTCGTTGCAGCTGGCGCACTCCTCGTAGAGGTCGTCGGTCTCGAAGATTTTCTTGAAGCGGGTCATGGTTTCCCCGCCAATCCACAATAGCCCTCGTATGTTAAGTGGGACAGCGCTCCTCCATCGTAAACCGTTCTTTTGTCTATTGTCCCTTCCCGCCACATGGCGCACTTGTTCTCTACGCAGTCCCACATGCCTGACACAAGGTCTTGATCAACACACGCAACTCCGTTTTTTATGAACGGACACAGTTTAGGTTCGCTCATTTTTTCCTCCTGTAAAGATCAACGACAAAGAAGGTGAGAATAAAGAGCCATGCAAGTAAAACCGTGACGACCCAGGCCAATCGCTCGACCATACCAGCTAGGACGTGAATTGCTTCGCTCATGATTTCCTCCTAAAAAGATGAAGGGAAGCCGCCGGCGAGGGGTTGCGATGGAGGCGCGTCCCCGAAGGAGGGTGAAGGTGTGACATTATCGTCCGGCAGCTCCCCTTCGTCTGGTTCTTTCTTCTTCCATTCGACTTCGAGGTCGACGTATTTCTTGAGGGTCAGGAACATCTCGATCGCCGGCTCGAGCTCGGGCCGCTTGTAAATCTTCCAGCGCGGCACTCCCGTTTCTTTGTCAAGGTAGACAACGATCCCGCCGTCCATCTTGCTCCTCGTCATCTCCTCGTTGGCGATGGCGTAAGCCCCTAATTGCATTATAGTTGCCGGGTCCGGGTTCCCTGTCTTAAAATCAGAAACAACCCAATAGGTTGGGGCGTCTTCACCGTAATCCTCAGCCGGGAAAACAACGTCGGCTTCTAGATCGAGGGTTCCGGCGAATTCGTGCTGGAATGAGAAGACCTGTTTTTCGGCGGCCCGCGGCTTGACGTGGAACAACCGTTCCCACTCCAAGAACGCCTTGACGCCGCGAGAAATTTCCGGGTCGAGACCTATCAGGCGGTCGAGGAGGGCCTTGTCCTGACCAGCGCGATAGTAGTCGTGGATGGCCTTGTGGACCTTGCGGCCAATGTCCTGCGCAGCCTTCATCCGCTTTCGCGATTCGTCCAGCGCGGCCTTGCGGGTCTTTTCAAGGTCGGTTTCTTTCAGCTGGTCGATGGACATCCAGCCCTTCTGGAGTGGGTAAAAGAGTTCTCGCATGAGGAAGTCGATAGCACATGTCGTGGCCCATTCGTCGAGTCCGAACCGCTTGAGGTGGCCGAGGATGGAAGTGACCCTGCGAAGGGGAACACCAAATACGTCATAATATTCGTTATTTTTTCTCATGGCGTTTCTTGCCGTGGAAGCTCGCGTGTTCACCGTTAGATGGGAAAAGGGCGAGGTTCCCAATGCGGTTGTCGTCCGGATTCCCGTTGATATGATGAACGACTTCGGAACGCAAGAGAAGCCGGCCTAAGTAAGCCGCCATAACGAGACGATGCTCTGAAGCATATCCCCTACAATCGGCGAGAGGATGGCCGGTTCGGAGCAAATGGACATATCCATTCACAATTTGCCGGCCACCATTCCAGTGATGATTTTCTTTCCCCTTCTTCGCCGACGCCGACATCTTGGCCCTATGTTCTGCGCTAAGTTTGACGCCAACGTGTGCCGCTGACATTTTTTCACGAGATTCTGGGCTACGCTTGGCTCCACGGTGTGCTGCCGCAGTTTTTGCGCAACGCTCGGGGCTAAACCTAACCCCGCGATGAGCCGCTGAAATCTTGGCTCGGTGTTCAGGAGAAAGCGGCTTTCCGAGAGTCATAGCTTACTTCTTCGCCGCCTGGCTCTGCGCGTGCTTAAACACCGCGATCGCGCCGCCGAGCTGGGCCTTGAGGTATTCCAGGTCCTCGCGGACGGCCCCATGGAACCGGAGGGCCTTCCCCAGTTTGACGACCATGCAGGGGTGGAGTTTCATCCGCTCGTCCTTCTGGAACTCAAACAACCACGCCTTGAACTCTCTGTCGTCTATGCCCTCGGCCTCGATCGCGGCCTTGAGCTCGTCGACAAGGATATCCTCGTCGGTCTTGGACTCGGCGTGCTCGGCCATCGCGGAGATGTCGTCCGGCTCGGCCTCAAGCTCGAATCCGCCCTTGGGGGCCTCTGCCGCCTTCGGACGACCCGGTTTTTTGACCGGCGTGGCCCCCGGCGGAGCCGTGGCGGGCTTTTCCGTCTTGGGGGAGGCCTCCGGTGTGGGGGAAGCCTGTTTCGGGGCCTCTAGGGCCTTGTCCGGGGCTTTTTCAGGCTCGGGCTTGGCTACCGTGTCCTCTGGGAGTCCGTTCGGGTAGTCCTCCATCTCCTCGGTAGTGATGATGCCCATGGATGCGCCGGGGTCGAATACTTTCTGGCCGCCGGAGATTGCCCGGTAGAGGAGCATGGTCTTGCGCCGCTTCTTCCAATTATCTTTATTCCAGAGCTCTTCGGCGATGGCGTCCTCTTTTGTGTACTCATGGACGTAGGTTTCCCATCCTGGCCGGGAGAACTCGACGCGGGCCCGCTCTTCGCTCCGTTCCAGGATCTTGATGCGACCCCCCCTCTTCTGGAAGAGGGCCTGGAGGACGGTCGTGCTGATGCACATGCGGCCGTTGACGATGGAGATCGTCTGGAGGGCGACGGTCGGGGAGAGCCCGATCTCCTGACCGTGGAGAATGATGGCAACGGCCTGCGGCACCGCCGAGATGCCTTTAAAGAATGCCGAATTGATGAGGTCTGTCGCCAAGGTTCGAATGTTTAACGCATCCGGCAGATTTGCCGGGGCGAGGACGAGGGCGTCCGTTTTCTTTTGATCGGTCATATTGACCTCCTTTTACTAGCCATAATGGGTTTGTTGTAGATCCGGATTCCCGGAATGAGATTCTTGACCGATTCCTCGGTCTTGTCCTTTTGGGCGGCGATGGCGTTGTCGATCGCGTCCTTGTCCGGAGTCAAGAACCGACGCGGGACGAGATCGAACTCCTCGAGCTCCCACAGCCAATGGTCCCGGAACTGCGCGTCCTCGACCACGGGCGCGACCGGAGCCGGGCCCAGGTCCTCATGCGGGATCTCGGCGATGGCGGCAGCGGCCTCCTCGAATCCGCTTGCGGCCTCGACCTTCTTCTCGGCCTCCTCGACCTTCCGCTTGGCCTCCCATTCGGCCCGCTCGCGGTCCTCCTTGGCCTTACGGAACTTCTCCCGCTCGGCGTAGATCCACGCCGCGGCCTTTTCGGACAGGCGGACGATGACGGGCTTGACCCTCTTTAGAAGCTGGCCTTCACGCTCACATAAAAGAACATGAGCTGCCCTTGCCTTTTCTTTGGGTTCACGCCAGTAGGATTCCCACTCTTTAACCTTTGACTTAAGGGCCGCAACCAGAACCCCCGCAGCGTCAGCCGAACCTTGGTCAACAACCTCCAGCATCTCCGCTTGCCTCAACAGCCCGATAGCGTAATTCTCGAGTTGAATCTCTTGGTTTTCATTCATGACTTTTTGCTTTCAATTCTATGATGACCAAGGTGTTTTGTATTGGAAGGAAATAACGCCAGGTTCCCAATGCGATTGTCATCCACCCGGCCGTTAATATGGTGAACGATTTCCGTGGGCAAGAGCACTCGGCCCAAATATGCCTCCATAATCAACCGGTGTTCCTTGACATAACCGCGATTGTTAGCAAACGGATGGCCTGGGCAATAAACCAAATAGTATCCCCTGCCGTTAGTAATCCTGCCGCCCTTCCAGTTCCCGTTCTTCTCCCCTTTTTGCGCCAAGGACATACTTGCCCGAGTTTTTGGGCTTTTCTTGCGGCCCCGAAGCGCGGCTGCTATTTTGGCTCGTTGCTCTTGGCTTATTTTAACACCTCGCCTTGCCGCAGTCATCTTCACCCGTGCTTCTGGGGTTTGTTTCCAGCCTGCCCGAGCGCGATTTGCGGCCGCTATCTTGGCCGTGTGTTCCGAGGTATGTTTTGGGGCTGTCATTTTCAGACCACCTCCCAGAATTTGTTCTTGATCCGGAACTCGCGGTACATCGCACTCGCCATTCTGCCGTAGCCGTCCAGCAGAACGAGCCTGGGATTACCCTGATAGAGCAGGGCTACCTTCGCAAAGGCCTTGAGCGACGCCCGCATGTAACAGCGGGCCTGCTCAACCTTCTTTTCATCGGTAATTTCAATCATGTTTTTGTCCCTCCTTCGTGTCCTTATATCCAGACTGTCCTTGGCCCCTTACCACGGGGCCGCGTCCTCGGGCTTTCCGAACCCTTCGAAGCCGCCCGGGGGCCGCTTGATCTGCGTCACCTCGGGATCTTCGCCGCTCCCCTCCGGCCGCGTGTCCGGGGTCACGAGATGATACGGCGGGCTGTTCTCGTTCTTGGGCTTCTTGTTCTTGAACATCAAGAGTTTCGCGCCATCCTTGAGCTCGAATCCGGGGGGCAACTTGAGTTTTCCGCTGAAAAAAACACCCGCCCCCTGGCTTTCTTTCTCCCATATGCCAGCGATGGTTATGAGTTTTTCTTTTTCTGGCACAGCTCGATCTCCTCGCCCTTCTTCTTGTTTCGGCCCATGTTGTCAGCCCTGCCCCGGACGAAGGCTCCGATGCGGGAGTAGGCAAAGCCTACCACGACGACAACCAGTAAGGAATAGAGAAAATACCGAAGCGCCGTCATCCCTCCTCCATGTCTCGCTTGAGTTCGGCGGCCGTATCCTCGGCGAGCTCATCCACGTCGAAGATTATCGGGTCGTTGCCCTTGGCCTTGGTATCTAACCACTCGTGGAGAAGGTGCTTCCCCTCGGGCATGGCCACGCCTTTAGGCCCGGACTTGACCGCTTCCTCGGTGTTCTGGCTGGCGATCATCCTCGCCTCGCCCCTGTCCTCAGCCTTGACCAGCGACCTCCCGCTGGCCGTGACCCAGGTCACTTCAAACCACTTTAAGACTTTGGGGGTTTCGTCGCTCATTTGGGCTCCATTTCGAAGGTGAAGAATGGGTCAACGTCAACCTTGGTTCCGGTGTGGGTCCGGCTGACGCTGACCCGGAACAAGGTGTTTTCGCGGTCGGGATCTTTGGCCCTGCGTCGCCGTGCGCCGCGAATCCTATTCCTCTCGCTTGCGTAGGGCCCGGTCAATAGCGGGTCCACGCCATCCCAGATCTCCAGAATGTATCGGTCCATGTTTATTGCTCCTGTCTGATTTTCGATATGCGCTCTGCGGCCTCGACGCCGTAGAACGCTGGATTACCGAACCCGAACCGCTCGGCCCAGAGGGCCCCCCGCTTGGAGCGGAAGGGCCCGATGACGTAGGAATAGATCCGCCCCTGCTTTCTCTCGCTCGGGACGTAGGCGCATTGGAAGGCGCGGTAGCCTTCGCGGGACTTGGCCGGGACGCCGACCCACCAGCGCCGGCGGAACTTGAGGGGCCTCATGGCTTGGCCTTGGCTATGGCGGCCCCAAGGCGCTTGATTGCTTCCCCGTCCATAATAAAAGCACCGGACCGTGCCATCAGGCGCATGGCGTCCTCAAGAGCCTCCAGCAAGTCCGGCGCGGCATAGATGAGGTTGGCATTTGCCACGACCTGAGCCCACGGCCCGCCCGCCCCGCGAGCCTCGGCAACGAGCATCCCATCCCTTGAAAGGATTCGCATGGCGTGAGACTCAGGAACGCGCGCACCTCTGACCCACGGCCCGGGGGAGTGCTTGGCGTTCATCGCTTCGCCTCGTTCTCGGCCATGCCCTCAACAAGATCCTCCGGCCAGCCGGTAGACTTCATCCACTTTTTCCAGGCCTCGATACTCGCCCCTTGGCCCAGGACGGCCCGCCCGATATACTGAGATATCCGGGCAGGGCTGATCGGGAGGCTCGTCCTCGACATCTCGACCTTGATATCCCGAACCGCCCGGGCGATCCGGTCAACCTCGCGGCGCGTCACTTGCCGACCTCGGTGAACACGTTGAGCCCGACCATCAGCGGAGCTCCGGCGCCGTCCACCTTGGCGATGCCGTCCGTTGAACCGATGATCTCCGTCTTGCCGCTCTTGCTCGGCCCGCAGCGCTTGGTCAGGTCAACCTTGATCGTCAGCACGCTTCCCTTGACCTCGAATTCGACGTTTCTCATGTCCTTCACTCTCCAGGCGTTTGATTTCGCTCGGCTTGGGACGAGCGATGCGCCTTACGACGGGGGGAGGGGAAACCCCCGCCGCCCTCGGCTTTCATCGAGGATGTTTCATGGCCTCCGACCTCCTGCGGATAAATCCACAAAGGAGTTTTCGTCCATAATCCCGTGATCGGCGAAACTGTAATAGGCCTGCTTGCCGTTGATCTGGGGGCCTGCGACGACATGATCGAGGAGCTTGATTTCAAACAGGGCTAGGGCGTTGAATATGGCCCGGGTGATTTGCTTGTCACAAAGGCTCGGCTCGGGATCTCCGCTCGGGTGATTGTGTGCCAGAATGACGGCCAGGGCGTTGAACTGGAGGGCGTGCTTAGCGATTTCCCGGGGATAAACCGCCGACGAATCAGTCGAACCAACGAACTCTAAAACGCGCTCGATCAGCCGACGTTTCTGATCAAGATAGAGTGCTTGGAGCCATTCCCGGTCTGCTTGGGCGTCCTTCTTGATGAGATCGAAGACCGCCGCCGCAGAGGAGAGCGGGGGGCCGAGTGGCCGATCCTCGCGGACCATGCCGAACAACGGCCCGAAGGGGACAAGGTGAAGGGTCGGGTGGAGGGCCATGTCAGCCCTTCCGCCTTGGCCGGTCGAGCAATCCCCCCGACCAGCTCGTCAGCTTTTCAAGGGCCATGCCAGCCAGCCCCATCAGCCCACCGGCCGCACAGCCGATCAGCAGGACGAGGCACAGAGCGCCGAAGAGGTTGAAGGCGATCATCTCCTCACCTCGGGACAGCCCGCGAACAGGGGCCCGGAGTCAGGGAGCTCGAGGCAGGCTTGAGCGGTCGCCTCCCCTCGGCTCTGGTCGGGCCGGTAGGCCTCGGCCGGGCGGAAGGGCTCCGGCTCGGGGTCGGGGTTCTTAAGGATGGGCTCGGACCCAGGCCCAAAGTCTCCATAAACCGTTCGGCCCGGTTGACCACCGACAGGGGGGATGTAAATCCCCTCTCGCCGGGGGTCGGGGTGCCCAAATGGCCTCGAACAGTCGGGGTCGCCACATGGGCAAATGGCGTCTGATTCATCCCTAGGTTCAGTCAGGCCCAAGCAAGACGGGCAAAGGCCCTCCCCCTCCGGGCGGATCAGCCGGCAACCAGGGCAACGCGTGAAGTCGTTCATCAGTAGCCCCCTCCCTCGGCTCGGTCGGCGCAGGCGTCGCATTGGTAGTGCCGCGCCGCGTCAAGGCGGGTCAGCGCGTTCCGGGCGCCGCACGTCGGGCACGGGTGACAGCGGGGGTTCGATCGGGTCGCGGCCCGCAGGGCGGATCGGCCCCCAGGGTCAGCGAAGCCAACGCCGTCAATAAGGAAGTCGTCTCCGTCGTCGTCGTAGTTCATGTCCTTAACCTCCAGCCCCTTATATCCAGAGTGTACACAGGGGGAGGGCGCCGGAGCGGACCGGCCAGGGCCCCCGGTGGATCGAGGCCCCCCCCGGTGAGCTATATGAGTTAATATATATGTATTAAGTAAGTAAATGTAAGTGTAAGCGGTGCCGGTCAGGATCGACCCGAGACGCTTAGGGGATTCTATTCCTTCTTTTAATTAAGGTAAGCGGGGGGCGTCAAGCGAGTTAGCGATCTTGGTGGAGCGGGAGTGGCGGGGGTTGATTTTTTTATGCCTGTTTTGGGGATGTGGGTAACGGCTTACCCAATGCCTCCGCCTCCCCTCATTCTAGGTGCGCGTCCAGGCTCCGGCGCAGGCTGCCGGCCAGGGCTCGAGGTGCCGGCGGGCCGTGGATCGGGTAGGTCAGGCTCGACGATGGGCAAGGGCGCGAACTGGGGAGGGCTGGATCCTCGGGTTCGATGGTCACGGTGGATCGGGAGGGCGAGGGCAAGGCCGGGAAGGAAGGAAGCGCGAGCAGGCGGGAGCGGGAGGGCGGCCGGGCGAGGGCGCGAGGGCGGGTGCCTCGAGCAGGGGGGGGGCGGGGCGTGGGCGCGGACGCCTTAAGGAGGAGTGTGAGGGACGATGGGGTATGGGGCCGGAGCCGTCGGCGCTCGAGCGAACCCTATCGTTGATTTCCACGTCCATTTTTCCTATTTTTTCATATCAGGGCTTGACAAAGCAAGAAAAGGTGTTATATTTAGAAAAGGAGGTTATTAAAACAATGAACGATTCAGAGTTGTTGAAAAATCGGGTAAGTGAGTCTAAGGAGAGAACTCGCCAGTTCCAGAAAGACAAGTACCAGCTTGCGAAATCGCTCGGATTCTCTGGGGTGGAGGCGGCCATTCTCCAAAACTGGAGCGAAGAGCGGATCAGAACGCTGGCAGAATCCAAGGCGAAGGGTTTTTGAAATGAAGAAGCCACTCACCTGGGTACCGTGGTATGTCGATTCTTGGATTTTCGGGTCATCGCGGATTGAGTTGACTCGGGCGCAGCGGTCGGATTTTCTTGATCTGGTGCTCTTAGCTGGAAAGGACGACGGCTACATCCGGGCAAACCTAACGACCCCGTATCCCTTAGCCCAGTTGGCGGGGTTGCTTTGCATCGATCCGCCTGATCTTGAGGAAACGATTAATAGGTGTGTCGAGGTCGGGAAGATCAGCCGACTCAGTAATGGTGTTCTCTACGTATGCAACTGGGAAACGTACAAGTTGACTGACCGCTGGCGGCGGAAATTGGGAGAGAGAGATTCTTCTGCTGAAGAGAAGGCATCGCCTGAAGAAGAAGCTACTTATCCCCTAAAAGAACAGTATATAAGAGTAAAGGAAACCGGAACACCGTTCCGCAAAACCGGAACTGACACTCCAGACGCTATGGATTTGGCGCTCGACAAGGCCTTGGCGGAACAACGGCTGGAGGCGGAGAAGATCGAGGCCGAACGGCCTAAGAAGTAGGCTGAGGGCCGCCTAATACACGGCACAAATGAACCGGCTTCTCGGCGTGGACAGCGTGGATATAAGGGGGCTGAGACCCCCGAACCAGGAGTGACCGAACCGTCGGGTGGCCGAGCCGAGGATCCAGGGTAGGCCGGTCAAGATTCTGACAGGAGGAACAAATGAAAAAGAAACAGGTTGTGCCCAAGGAGAAACTGAGGAGCCAGGTGAAACGGCTGGCGAATTTCATCATGGCGCGAGTTCCGGGCGAGCCGTCGAAGAGCCAGGGGGCCATCGACACGGCGATCCGGATTATCGAGGCCGGGTTGGCGCCCGAGGTCAAGGTCGGTGACGTGGTTCGCCTCAAGTCTGGAGGGGCCGAGATGACGGTCGCGGAGATCAGGCATGGCCTGGTTGATTGCGTCTGGATGGGAGGATACGAGAAGGCCATCTCCAGCACCCTGGTCCCCGCCATAGTCCTGTCCGTGGTCGAGAAGAAGAAAACCCAGATCCAGATAGACGAGGGATTCAAAACCAAGATGAAATGAAGATCGCCCTGGCCCCGATAGCCGAACGTGCTCGCATGCCGGTCGGTCGGCCAACGCCAGGGAAAGGTCAGGGATGGAAGAGTCGGGATATTCCCTGGCCGGTCATAATTTCAACAGGAGGAACAAGATGGACGAGAACACGGGAAAAGCGCAGATGTCGGAAAGGCTGAATAGGGTGGGCGGGCCAAGGACCACGACCTTTCGGGAGCGGGAGATCCCGCTGGCAAGGATCGTAATGATTGATGAACACTACGTCGTTCATGCCGGTTGTATGACGGGGGTATTTCATACTCCCCAGGAAGTCGAGAAATTTCTCCATCGGCTCCTGACGGAGTGGGTCAACAACAATCTGGGGGGAGGCGAGGCTGAAAAGAACCCCGTTGAACCCCGCATGGTGGCGACGCGGGGCAGACTCTGATGCCCACCATCCAATACCGGATCGAGGTCAAGAAAAGAGACCAGAAAATTTTTTGGGCACCCCCTGATCACAAGTGGAATTGGGCCATCCATGTTTCTACCAATAGGCGCAGGACGTTCATTTTTTCCCTAGGCCTAGCGTCCAAGGCGGAGGCCATCCGCATCGCCCGGAAACTCTTTCGGATCAACCGGGAGCCGGATTTCTCGGGCAAGGGCCTGGCCCAGTGGGTAGAGGAGAGATAAGATGACCGACACAAATCCCCTTTTCGACAAGAAAGAGATCGAGGCCGGACCCGTGAAGATGGTTCTTGAGCCAACGCACGTCCCGGGAAGAGACGTCGTCTATCAGGTAATCATCAGTTTTCCCCTGGAACAGATGCGTCTATACTGCTCCAAGTGGGTAAATCCGTTGAGGGTGGCGCTCGAGGCCGCGGACGAGGCCCTGAACGCCCTCAAGTGTGAGATTTACGCTCAGGAACTCAATGAGGGAAAACCATATGAGAAGGCCAAGGACGAGGAGAAGAAAGATGGCCAATGATGTTGTCGGGCAAGCCCCCGCCCAGAATTTCACCATGGCCATTGATTCCGAGGCGGTTTTGATATGCCCGATTTGCGGAGACACGAGAGGGATGTGGGGTGACTGTCTCGACGTTACTATCCCCCTCTACGAGGGGAAATATTGCATAAAATGTTGGGCCAAGTGGATCTCGGAGAACATCCCGAAGATGGAGAAAAAGCCGTGAGCCGAACCGTCGCCAACGCCGCCCTGATCGAGCGGGCCACGGCCATATTCCGCGAGTGGGGCGGACGTGCTCCTACGGGGGCCGGCGGCCTGACGCGGAAGGAAATGCGCCTACTCGAGAGGGCGGGGTACATCGAGGGCAAAATCACAAAGCTCCCGAGCGGTAGTCTGGTCACGGTTTATGTCTGGAAGGGGTCGAGATGAAAAGAACAAACTGGAAAGCCAAGTGGGTCGATAGAGAGTGTGTCTTTATTCCTGGGAAAACAAGAATTGTCGGTCCTAGGAAAGAGTACCACAGGTGCATAAGCGCCAAACCGATGCCGAACGGAGAGTTTTTGGTCAGACTTTGGCGTTATCCGTTCAGAAAATACCTTGCAGAAAACGTCATTATAGGTCCCCGATGAAAATATGTTCCAAATGCGGCAAGAACACGCGAAAACCGAGGATTCGAAACGGGAAGGCCATTTGCCCTAGGTGTTATAAGGCGCTTTTGAAACGGTTGATAAATATGCTGGCCCGGGCGTAGGAGACCCCGATGACCAAACCAAAACTCAAACCGTGTCCATTCTGTGGGGGAAGTTCCGCGCCTTTCGCCCCTTATCACACCAGGGTCGTGATGGAAATTCATCACAAAGAGAACTGTTTTTTCAAAATAATAGCACGGACATCTGGGCCACGCCTTCTGTGGAGTCAAGCTGGAGAATATGTCGCCTGGAACAGGAGAACAAAATGAGCAAGAAAAAAGACCTGAAGGTTTACATGGTGATTGCCCTTGACCGAAATAAGGTCGAGAAGAACTCCGTCAAAGATTTGATGAAAACTCTCGATTTTGAGTTTGGCTCTCTCTCTTATTTCGTCAAAAAAAGCTTCAAGGGAGCCATCGAGACGGTAAAGAAGACCGGGAAGATCCGTTGGCCATCCAAGAATTCTGTTTATGGCTTATCCAGAGGAAAAAAACGGTCAAAAAGACCGTAAATCATTGTATTGAGGACATCATGACCAAGAAAAAAGACGTTACCGTTTACTGTCGAATCGTCCTCGACCGGAAATTCATTGAGACCCACACGGTCGAGGAGTGCAAACAGGCCTTCCAGATCGAACTCGAGACCGGGATCCCGCAACTCAAGAAAGTCGCTCTTGAAAAGGTCATCCGGATCAAAGAAAAGGGGCGATTGTGACCCGCGACTTCACTACATGCGGCTGGACACGCCCCGAAAGCAACGGCGCCCGGTATTGCAAGCTGAAAAAGACGTTTTTGACCGAGGCGGACCGCGGAATCGGCATCTGTCCGTGCTTTTCATGGGTAAAACGAAAGGAGGTCAAAAATGGCGAGGCCAGCAAGAAAAAAGGGGAAGAGGAGACATCGCTCTTCGGGAAACCAGAGAAGGAAACGTAAATGAAAGAAAAAAAGCCGTTTCTAACAATAAAATGGAATGGGACTAATTTTCCCGTCTCAAAAGAAGAGGCCATAATCCTCGCTCAAAAGGGATACGATTATACCCAAAAGACGCAGAAATTGTGCGAAGAGCGAAAAGATTTCATTGAACAACTTGGCTCCCTTCATTTTTCATTGGAAAAATCACGGGTTGAGAATAAAAGTCTTTTACGGAGGATAAATTCGCTCAAGGGAGTTATTACAAAACTCAAAAAAGGTGGAAGTCACGCCTAAATCATTGTTTTGAGGAGGTTACGATGTTTGTCGGATTGATGGGAATTAAAAACGACGGGAAAACGCTCGTTTCCCCGAAAGGAAAGGTTCTCTTTTCGGTTCCGTCGTGGCTCGCCCGAAGAATCCAACGTATCCAGCATTGGATTGCTTCAAAAACGTGGGAACTGGATGCAAAAACCCAAAAAGGAGAAAAATCATGAGTTTCTTCGTTTTCATCCTGATTTTGGCCTTCGGGACGATCTTCGCCCTCGTCTCAATCCAGGCAAGGCGAATGGCCCTCCTCGGGCTGTCCCCCTGGAGCACCGTGCCCGTATTCCTGGCCCGCAAGCTCTCGTCGAACGCCTACGCCGGCCTCTGCGTAGCACAAGGGTGGATTCTGGCCATCGTGGCTGGGATGATCTACAATTCCGACGCGAAGGAGCCGGGCGGACCGTTCTGGGCCGGGACCTACCTTTTCGGCCTGGCCCTCGGATACTTCTCGCTCTGGCTCCGAAACCGCCACGAAGAGTTGAAACCATGAGGGACTCCATCTGGGGTGCTGAATTTGAACACGAACGCAGGATGAGCGAAATTAGGGGCCGGAGCTTCTGTGTTAAGATCCCGAAGGCCATCCAAGACGCCCAGAGGGAGTTTAATCGTATGAACGAGGTAATCTACGAAAAGCGGTGCCCGGTGTGGGGTCGAAAGGAGAAAACCATGAATCTCTACGAAATCTTCGTCGTCTATGCCGTCGAGGGCTTACAGCCTATCATCCGGCTTCCCAAAGCCCCGTTCTACTACGGCCGGAACGAGGAAGAGGCCAAGATCTATTCCCGGGCGATCGAGCTCATCGAGCCCGAATGGGATCCCGAGGGCGTCACCGTCATCTGCCACGAACTCGGTTCTTTCAAAGTCAAAAAGTAGACGTCCGAAGGAGAGTTTTCCGACAGGTTCGCTCTTCTGGGCCGGCGGCGAGCTCACCGACCGGCCCCGTCTTTTTCCCCGCCTAAAAAAATTCCCGCTTGACAAAGCATCTCTTAGGGCGTATTTCTTTACACGATGGGTAAAGAGTTACCCAAACCGTCCGTTGTGGAGGCCCCTATGCCTTGGGACGTGATTCGACGCGGAGACAAGTGGGTCTGTGTCGACAAGCACGGAAAAGTGTACGGGACATTCGCCTCTAAGAAAAAAGCCCGAGAACAGCAGATGGCCCTCTACGCGGCCGAGGGCCGTAAACACGGTAAATAGGAGGAACGAATGGACGAGATTTTAATATCGGTCAAAGATTTCTTCTCGCAGATCGCCGCCCCTCGCGGACTACAACTGGAGAACATCGAGAGGACCTTCCGCGAAGAGATCGCCGCCGGCAAGGACTTCGGGATTTTCGTTGGCCTTGGAAAGCACTACACCATCCCGCTGGAGGCCCTGAAGAAATACTTCGAGGACAAGGCTAGGCCGAAGGATGTCGTCCCTGAGGACAAGGATGCCTTCGCAGATTTCATGAAGGAAGTCCCGGAAGTGCCCGAGGCCCCGGCCCCGAAGGAAAAGGAAAAGAATGTCCGGAAATAATGGAGCGGATAGGGACCGGAAGTTCGTCGAACTTTGGTCTGGGACCGGCTTTGACTCGCTCGAAAAAAACAAATGCGCCGTTGCCGCGGGGTTCACCCCGAAGGGCGCCAGCCAAGGAAGCAACCGCGTCCTCAACAATCTTGTCCGCAACAAGAAAATGCAGAAGAAGCTCGACAAGCACGGCGTCACGATGGATCGGCTGGCCGCGAAAGTTGACGAATTACTCGACGCTCCGCACCCGCTGGCAAAGCGGGAATTCAATCCGTTCACGAAAGAGCTCATGCCGCCCCCGCCGGACAATTTCATCCAGTATAAGGCCGCGGAGCTGGGCATTAAACTCCACGATGCCATGCCTCCGACGCGGATAGCCGAGGACAAGACCGAGACGAAGCAGATCATCTTCTCCGCCGAGGTCATCCAGAGACTTGAGCGTTACGACGAACAGACAAAACTCATTGAAAAAGGGGCAGTAATCGATGTTGAGTCCGTCCCCGTTGACCAAGACTGACCTCGGCAACCGTAACTGGTGGCGATGGAAGTCGACCAGTCTTTCCTGGTTCAATGCGAACATCATGCCCCACGCATGGGACGAGAAGTTCCATGATTTCGGGATGATCCAGCGGGCGATGTGCGACCATCTCGACCCCTCCGTGAATCCGAATTCCCAGATTTACCTGTCGGCCTTCCGCGGTAGTCATAAATCAACGCAACTCCTCGGCCTGATCTGCTATTTCCTGTGCTGGAATCTGGCCAAGAAGAACACGAACTCGCTCGTCTACAACACCGCGACGAAGGACAATGCCTTCAATATGTCCGCCGATGTCAAACACTCTCTCCTCCACAACGAAGTCCTTCAGTGGGTTTTCCCCGAATTGCCGAGGGAAGAGAGCGGCTACGACGATATGACCCAGAAGCGGATCCAGCACCGGCACGTCAAATTGGACTTTTCCTCGCTTGAGACAACCCTTGTTTCGAGGCATTATCCGGTCTGGCTCAACGACGACTTGGAGAACGACGAGAACGCGAAGACCGAATACATGCGCGAAGAGCTCAAGAAGAAGTGGAAATACCAGAAAGCCATTCTGACCAAGATCCAGAGCCGCGGGATCGGCCTTGAGTATGAGATCGGAACACCGTACAGCGTCAACGGCCTGACCTGGATGATCCGGAACCTCCCCCGCTATTCGAAACTCGAGATCCCCTGCTACGTCAACCGCGACATCAACCAGGGCGTCACGTTCCCCGAACTCTATGCGGTTGAGGATTTCGAGGGCAAGCGGGAAGAGATGGGAAATTCAATATTTCAAGCTCAATACCTTCTCAGGCCAATAAGCGAAGAGGACGCCCTTTGCCCGGAGGCATGGATGCGGAAATGGAACACGCTACCTGACCTCCGGTGGCGTTCAATGGTAGTGGACCCCGGCGGTTCCTCCCCGGGAAAATCCGACGCCACCGGAATTACAATATGCGACACCGATGAGAACGGGGTCATCTACATAGTCTTTGCCGACGAGTTTTTCCTTACCCCGGAGAAACTCATCGACTGCATCGTGAATCTGAAAAACACCTATGATCCGGACGATGTTCGCATCGAAAAAGAAAGGTACGCCACGACAATCGCCGACACCTGGCAACACAAGTATCCGCTCTTGAACATCTCGTTTGTCGAACACAAGGGCCGGAGAAAGGGCTGGTCGAAGGGGACGTCGGCGAACATGAACGACAGCCGGATCTGGCGTCTGAAACAATGGTTCGAGACGCGGCAGATCCTCGTCGGTCCGAACATGCCGGCTTTCGAGAAGCAACTGCTAGAGTACCCGGATTCGACCCGTGATGATATGCTCGATTCTCTGGCCTACCAGCTGGACATCCGCCGACTACCGAAGCGGAGGGGGAAGATCATCCTTCCGTCTGGCCGGGAGTTCGAACCCTCGATCGGAGAGGCCTTCGAGAAAGAGATGGACACATATTACGAACGAAAAAGGGAACGCGAAGAGGGGAGGAACGCAGATGCTATCTTTTAAGGCCCTTATAGAACGTCGGGACATCGAGAAGAAATACCTTCCTCTCATCTACGCCGAACTCCAGAAGCTCAACGACAAGGAGGGCCAGCAAGCCCACGAGACCGTCGCCGTCTTCAAGGACGTCGTCCGCGAACTCAAGGCCTTGGCCATGAACGAATCCAACTTTATCGAGGTCATCCGGCATTTCTTCGCCATTGAAAGAGGGCAACGGGACGAGGCGGAGAAAGCGCGACTTCAATCGGCAGAGGACGCCAAACCCGGGAAGGATGATGATCGGTTCTGAGGATAACGATGGACTATAAAGACGCGACGATCCTGCCGGAGGAAAAGGAACAGGAATTCCTGGCGTTCATCCAGAAACAGATACTCACCCACCCGGTCGTGAAGGTCCACCACGGGAAGTGGAAGGAACTCATCGAGTGGGAGAACGGGAATCAATTTTCCGAATGGGACGACACCGCTAACAAAATGATTCCCGTCCAGCTCAAGCGCCGGAAAAAGCGCGTCGTCATCAACCTTCTAAAGCCTCTCGCCGAGGCCATCGAGGGCAAGCTGAATTTCACCGCCCAGTTCGAGGGAGTCCCGAATTCGTCCGAGCTCCGGGACATCAACGGGTCCCAGGTGGCGACGAAATTTATCTCCCACAACGACTACCTCAACGACATGGACGCCCTGAACGAGGATCTGAAATACGACCTCATTCGCACCGGGAACGCTTTCCGAAAATGGACGTGGGAGACGGGTCGGTTCGGATATATCGAAAATAGTAAGGGCGTGAAGACCAAGGAAGATGGCGAACTCGTCGGTTGCGTCCCGTCCGTGTTCAATATCCGTCTCGACCCGGCCGCAAGGGGCATCGAAGACGCCCGCTGGATTATCGAGATCGAAGAGGTCACGGAAGAGGAAATCTGCGAGACGTTCGGGATTACCGCCGAGGACATCAGGGTCGCTCAGTCGGACCCCACGGGGAAAGTGGGGTCGGGAGTGGACAGCCTGAAATACAAGGGGATGAACGAAAGGGAGGCCGAGAAAGACAGAGATGAACCGACCCATATCGTCGCCTGGTATTGGGAAAGAACGTCCCCCGCATACCCCGAGGGCCGTCACATCATCAGTATCCCCGGCACGATTCTCTGGGCCAAGCAGAACCCTGCGCTCGGAAAACTGCCGTTCTTCAAATACGGATACAAAAGATACGGGAGCTCCCCCTGGTTCACGGGCCCGCTCCATCACGTCCAGGACATCCAGCGCGACTTCAATCGCATGATCTCGATCATCTCCGAGCACGTCGAAGGGTGGCGGGCCAAGATGGTCTGCGACAAGAATCAGGGCCTCAAGGAAGGCGCCTTCACGACCGATTCGTTCGAGATCCTGGAAGTCGATATGAGCAAGGGAGCCCCAGTCCCCGTGAGCATGCCGGTCCTCAGCCCCGAGGTCATGAACCACAGGGATTTCCTGATCGGCGCGAAGGACATGGTATCGAACGTCCATGAGGTTTCCTACTCGCAGTTGCCGGAACGGGCCTCCAGGGCCCCGGCGTCACTCTACGCGATGATGATCGAGCAGGAGAACATGAAGATCGACCCGATGATCCGCCGACATAACAGGACGCTCAAGAAAGAGGTCCAGTTCCGGCTCGAAATGATGGGGAAATACTACAAGAACGCGCGGATGGTCAAGATCATCGGTGTCAACGAACGGTCGACGATTGCCTATTTCTCCGGGTCAAAGATGGAGGGGAATTACGATGTCAAGCTCGTCGTCGGCGTCTCCATCCATCAGTCCAAGACGATTCAGCAACGCATGATGCTCGACCTCAAGCAAGCCGGAGCGCCAATCGAATGGAACACGATTTTCAAACTCCTTTGGGAAGGGGACATCTCCGAGAAGATCCGCGGGGACATCGCCGACGAGCAAAGGGCGTCCCGCGAGAACCAGTGTTTCCTCGAGAACACCTACAAGAAGAAATTCAAGGACGGAGGCGTCCTGATATTACTCTGGGACAACCACGCCGTTCATCTGGACATGCACACGAAGCTCGCCAAGACAGAAGAGGCGCAACGGTGGGACGAGGAAACGTCCGCGGCCATGAACAAGCATATCCTCGAACACATGGGGATGCTGAAACAGCAAATGCAGGCCGCGGCCGCCCAAGCCGCCATGACCCAGGGCGCAACCGTTGGCGCGGGGGCCGGAGGCGCGGAGGCGGGCGGTGGACAAGCGACAGACGAGACGCAAGCAACGGAAGATGCACTTCCGTTCTAAATTTATGAGGAGGAGCTAGAACATTATGACCGAAGAAGCAAAAGACCAAGTCACCGAGGCCAAGCCCGGCGAACAGTCTGAAGAGAAACAGCTGTCGATGGATGAGCATTTCGACAAAGGCTGGGATGAACTAGAGCTCGTCACGGCACAGGAAAACGCCGCCAAGGCCAAACCCAAAGAGGAAGCCAAGCCGGCCAAAGAGAAAATTGAAACGGGAGATTCAACCTCGAAGCCCTACAAGACAATAAAGCATCAGGGCAAGATGGTCCCCGTGGCGACGGAGGCGGAGTATGATACTCTCGCCAGCCAAGGCCTCGACTACACCAAAAAGACGCAGGGACTCGCCGATGACCGGCGGGCCGCAGAAAAGGAAGTCCAGAAAAAGGCGGACAACCTGGCGGACGAAGTCGCCAAGGTAGGCGCCCAACTGGACAAGCTCATCGCAGCTGGGGTCCTCCCAGAAAAAGTCGGGGCTTCTATAAAGGCCAAGGTCGCTACGGCGGAAGAGACGGTCGACGACGCGGGCAAGGTAGACGAAGAGGACAAGGCGATCTACGCGGAATTCCAGATCGATCCTGCCAACGCCTACCCCCACGAAAAGAAGACCGTCAAGGCCATCGCCGAAATGAGAAAGGAGCTCCAACAGCTCCGCATTGAACGGGCAACGGAGGTCGTCGAACAGGCGGTCGCCGCAGAGCGAGAGAATTTCCCTTACGAAGACATCAAGGACGACCAAGGCGAAGACCTTACCAAGAAACAGCTTTGGGCGGCCGTCGTGGCTAAGAAGCAGATGGCCGGGGTAGCGAATCCGGACGTGAAGACCATCGTCGGTTGGGCGAGGGAGGCCGTTCGTGACCTCCACGACAAGCAGAGAAACGGAAAGCCCGCAGAGATAACCGATGACATGGATCCGGCCGAGTTCATGAAGAAATTCCCGAAGTTGGCCCAGACCCTTAAGGTTACGGCCGGGGCGCAAGCCATCGAAGAAGCCGAAGCTGAAAAGGCCAAGGTTCCCCCGTCACTCAAAACGGCCGCAAGGCCGGCGGACCTGACGCGGAAACCAAAGGCCGACGCGGGTCAACACAAGTCGTGCCATGATTACATCGACGAAGGTTTCGCTAAACTTGATCCCGAAACCATCAGATCACTAACCGGAGGCTAATCCTATGTCAGTTGCATCACTCTCCACGTCCGGCTTGAATAAACTCTTCCTGGAGGATATCAAGAAGGGCCTGGAAGTCGCACTCTACGAAAACACCTCCGTCTACGACAGATTCAAGACCAATACCGAGGACGTCAAGGGCAAATGGGGCGTTACGAAGGTCCTCACGGCCACCCCCAAGTCGTTCCGCGCGTCTTCGACATCGACGTTCCCCACGGCGGACCAAGGGACCTACAACGAGTTCATCTACTACATGAAGAGGGGCGGCTACGGCACTCTTCAGTTCGATGGGCTTGCCATGGCCTGCGGCAAGGGCGTCGGTGCGGTCAAGGAACTCGTCAAGGCGGAAATCGACGCCATGATGCTCTACATCCCCTCGAAGCTCAATAAGCAGTTCTGGGGGGATGGGTCAGGGCGTCTGGCCATCATCGGAACCGGCGCAGCCGGCGGAGTCACCATCACCGTCGACGGCGACACAACCCTGGGGCGGTTCGGCATCGACGCCAACGAATACACCGACCCCTCAAACTACCTCTTCGAAGGCATGTCGGTAGACATCTACACCGCAGCCGGAGTCCTCGAGGCATCCGACGTCAAGATCTCGAGTATCGCTCTCGGCGGGGCCGGAACCGACACGCTCACCATGGCCTCGGCCATCACGGCCACCGCCCAATCCTACCTCTACGACCACGACACCTTCCCGACCGGCGGGACGGAAGCGGCCGGGACGGGAGTTCCCATGGGCCTCTACGGAATCTGCGAAAGCGCCAACCCCTACATCGGGGGAGTGCTCTCGTCGGCTTTCCAGGGCGTCGACAGGTCCAGCAACACTTGGGCCACCGCCCAGATGTTCAACATGGGCACGGCCATCGGATCTCCGGCGGTCATCACGGACCAGGCCATCCTCAAGGTCATCCAGAAGGTCGAGCGCTACGGTGCCATCGACGTCATCATGACGAATGGCGCAATTTGGCGCGCACTCTTCACCATCCTCAAGGCCGACAAGACCATGCCGAATGATCCCGGCTATTGGGGCGGCCTGACCGGCATGAAGTTCTACGCCGGCAAGGCCAAGTCCATCCCGATCGTCTTCGACGACGACTGCCCGGACGGTCGGGTGTATTTCTGGGGCAAAGATGCCGTCCAGATCACGTCCCCCGACAAGGCGGGCCTCGACTGGCTTCCCGGAGATTCCGGGAACGTCCTGTCGCGGGTCCAGGGCAAGGACGAGTGGGCCGCGAACCTGCGGTGGTACTACAACATGACGGCCAGAAAGCCCCGGAACATCGGCGTCCTTCGCTACGTCAAGCACGCGAGTGCGTAAGGAGATCACGATGGATCAACCAGCAGATTCAATCTTCACGAAAATCGTGGCAAAAGCGCTCATGCTCGGGGTCGACACTAGCGCCGTCGATGCGGAGCACATCACTTGCGAGAACGTCGTCACTCTCATCACCCAGGCCGGGGGTGCGGAAACGCGAACCCTCGACAGGGGGGCAGAAGGCCAGATGAAGATCCTCATCAACACGGTCTTCGCCGCCAACACAGTTGTCGCGGCAACGCTCCTCTCCGGAACGGGGATCACTTTCTCCGCGGCCGGGCAGGCTTGGATCGGCGTTTTCGCTGGTGGCGTGTGGCACACTATCGCCACCGCTCTCATCACGGGGGATGGCGGTCCCGCGGTCGCCTAAGTCCAGAGGCGAATAGAATGGACAAACGGGGAGGTCGGGATATCCTAAAGGCCCGCCTCCCCTTCTTCTCTCGCGCAATAGGAGAGCGCAACAATGTCTATACTCAAGGGTAACTACACAGACGGATTTCTTTTAACCTCTCAGCGGGTCGCGCTGAAGGTCGCCATGAAAGGCAAGAACACCGACAGCGTCCTCTGGCTCTACGGAACCCCGGCCAACGGCCAGGTCGCCGGCGGGGCCGATGGGTGCGAACTCGCCCAGGGCGTCCTGAAATGCGAGTTCTACCGCGGTCCCGGCCAGCAATTCCTCACCGCCGACGCCACCAACGCGGACTTCGACTGGGGCGGGGCCTACGACGTGGCCGCCCGGATCAGCGTGGGAAATTACGCGCTCAACACCAACGCCCTCGGTGGAATCCAAGCCCTCCGTGTCTACTGTCGTCAGTATTCCGGTGGGTCGATCGCCAACATGCTCGGTGCGGAGATCTCAGTGGACGACCGTGGAAGCGGCCAGTCTGTCGCTAACATGGTTGGTTGCCTCGTCACCATGCGTTCAAGCGGGGTCTGCTCGACGCTCAACAACATCCTAGTTGTCGAATGCGTAGGCCAGGGATCGTTGACGCCGACGACCTGCACGGGAACGGCCATGCTCAAACTCCGGTCGACCCTGACCTTGGCGACTGGCGCAAGGGCAACGGGCATCCACTTCGAGACCTCGGGAACCGGGGCGGGATGGACGAACGCTTTCTCGTTCCAGACGGCGGCCGGGAAGGAAGGGTTCACTGGAGCTTTGACGGGAAAGGAACAAGCAGACGCCGACATCGGCGGATACATCAAAATCTACGATGTCGCCGGAGCCAGAACGCTCTACATCAACTGTTTTGAACACGCTCCGGATTAACGGAATTCACGGGGGGAGGCTTTTCTCCCCCCTATCTCTAATTTTTTAGGAGGAACGATTATGAAAAAGGAAAGCATGAAGAAAGAGAACGTGGCCCCCGAGGCCCCCGCGGTCGTCCTGACCGTGAAGGACAGACTTCTCTTCCAGGAGTTTTTCCCGGAGAGAGGGAACCTGGTGACGAAGATCATGGAGAAGGACATCGCCGAGAAGGTGATCGTCGGCCAGGAGGAGGCCAAGGAGATCGGGCTGACGGTTCGCCCCGGCGGTCAAGGTGTGACGTGGAAGGACGACAAGGCCAAGGATAAGGCTTTCACCTTCACGGCCGCCGAGATCATGTTCCTCAAGGACCAGGTCGAGCGCCTGGACAAGGCCAACGCCTTCACGGCTGACACCGCCCAGGTGGCCAAGAAGATCAAGGGAATGTGATGTTCAAGCCGAACGTGCCGAAGGGATTTGCTAAGGCCCTGGCAAGAATTGATAAAACTTACCGTGTGTCGCCCACCGATGACGGCGACGGGTATTTTATTATCAAGGACATCGACCTGAGCATTAAGGAGAACGACGGGAAAACCCTTCCGATCATAGGCCGTGACCTCAAGACCCTGCGCGTTCGCGGCCCCATGCCGATTCTCTGGATCTCCGGATTCGATGAGCAATGGCTTGAAGTCTTGAGGGCCA